ATCAGTTCCTGATGAGCCACTCGTACCAGAAGAACCATCTGTACCTGATGAACCACTTGTACCAGAACTTCCGCTTGTACCAGAGGAACCACTTGTTCCAGAAGAACCATCAGTTCCTGATGAACCAGATGTTCCTGAACTTCCACTCGTGCCCGAAGAACCATCAGTTCCTGATGAACCGGATGTACCCGAACTACCACTTGTTCCAGAAGAACCATCAATTCCTGATGAGCCAGATGTACCTGAAGAGCCATTTATACCTGAACTTCCGCTTGTACCAGATGAACCATCAGTTCCTGATGAGCCACTCGTACCAGAAGAACCATCAGTACCTGATGAACCACTTGTACCAGAACTTCCGCTTGTACCAGAACTTCCTGATGAGCCGCTTGTGCCAGAACTTCCTGATGAGCCACTTGTACCAGAACTACCACTAGTTCCAGAAGAACCATCAGTTCCTGATGAACCAGATGTTCCTGAACTTCCGCTAGTACCAGAGGAACCACTTGTTCCAGAAGAACCAGATGTTCCTGAACTTCCGCTTGTACCAGAGGAACCACTTGTTCCAGAGGAACCACTTGTTCCAGAAGAACCATCAGTTCCTGATGAACCACTAGTTCCAGAAGAACCATCAGTTCCTGATGAACCACTTGTTCCTGAACTACCACTTGTGCCTGAACTACCACTTGTACCTGAAGAACCAGATGTTCCTGAACTACCACTTGTTCCTGAAGAACCACTTGTTCCTGAAGAACCATCAGTTCCCGATGAACCAGACGTACCTGAGCTACCGCTCGTACCACTTGAACCAGATGTTCCTGAGCTACCGCTCGTACCACTTGAACCAGATGTTCCTGAGCTTCCTGATGTTCCAGAAGAACCTGATGTTCCTGAAGAACCACTTGTACCAGAACTTCCACTTATTCCTGATGAGCCAGAACTACCTGATGAACCACTTGTTCCTGAAGAACCATTAGTACCAGAACTTCCACTCGTACCTGAAGAACCACTTGTTCCAGAAGAACCATTAGTACCAGAACTTCCACTCGTACCTGAAGAACCACTTGTTCCAGAGCTTCCACTAATTCCTGAGGAGCCGGAGCTCCCTGATGAACCAGAACTTCCAAATATTGTTGCAAAAATACATATATCACTACCAACGAGAGGATTTGTATTCGGACCGCTACTTGAAATATACAATACTGATAGATTGTATATTGTACCATTAATTGATTTATTTGTTATTCGGTAAGTATATTGATTTGTTCCTCCTAAGAGTGTTATATACGAACCTATAGTAAGGCTATTCAAATATGATGATACGTTGACTCCGTATTTATCAATCTCATTAATATAAACTGTATTTACTGCTGGTCCTAATGCTCCACTATTTGTACTTAATCTTCCGTTTGAAGGATTTGATGTAAATGCCGCCCACAAATAACAAGTTTGTGCTGGTGTAATTCCTGATGTTCCCGAAGAACCTGAGTTTCCTGAACTTCCACTTGTACCAGAAGAACCATCAGTTCCTGATGAACCAGATGTTCCTGAACTTCCACTTGTTCCAGAAGAACCACTAGTACCGGAAGAACCACTAGTACCGGAAGAACCACTAGTACCGGAAGAACCACTAGTTCCAGAAGAACCATCAGTTCCTGATGAACCACTCGTACCAGAAGAACCATCAGTTCCTGATGAACCAGATGTTCCAGAAGAACCACTAGTACCGGAAGAACCATCTGTTCCTGAACTTCCACTTGTGCCCGAAGAACCATCAGTTCCTGAGCTTCCACTTGTGCCCGAAGAACCATCAGTTCCTGATGAACCAGATGTTCCTGAACTTCCACTTGTTCCAGAAGAACCAGATGTACCAGAAGAACCATCAGTTCCTGATGAACCACTTGTACCAGAAGAACCATCTGTTCCCGATGAACCACTAGAACCCGATGTACCAGAACTTCCACTTGTTCCAGAAGAACCATCAGTTCCTGAAGAACCACTAGTACCAGAAGAACCACTTGTACCAGAAGAGCCATCAGTTCCTGATGAACCACTTGTACCAGAAGAACCATCAGTTCCTGATGAACCACTTGTACCAGAAGAACCATCTGTTCCCGATGAACCACTAGTTCCAGAAGAACCATCAGTTCCCGATGAACCACTAGTTCCAGAAGAACCATCAGTTCCTGATGAGCCTGACGTACCTGATGAACCATCTGTTCCTGAAGAACCACTAGTTCCAGAAGAACCATCAGTTCCTGATGAACCAGATGTGCCTGAACTTCCACTTGTACCTGAAGAACCATCAATTCCTGAACTTCCGCTTGTTCCTGATGAGCCAGACGTACCTGAAGAACCATCAATTCCTGAGCTTCCACTTGTACCTGAAGAACCATCAGTTCCTGATGAACCAGAACTTCCTGAGGAACCACTTATACCCGTTCCACCTGCCAAAGAAATTAAATTCCAACCTGTTTCTAAAGTTGTTCCTGTATTAATTGAATCTGAAGAAAAATCCGCAATAATTGTTGGGTCAGTAACATCCCATCCAATAACGACAGGTATAAAACCGACACTATTGGGGGATTGAAACCCGTCTTTTGAAGTTATGAATCCATTGCTCTCCGCGGCGTTCCATTTAGAAGCATAATCTGTAATATGAAAAACATAAAATTCATTTGTCTCTATGACTCTTACTAACATTCCCACTTTTCTTCTTCCTGAAGTTAGTTGGTCTGATTGTGTTATGAGAATTTCTCCTGAGAATTCGAGAGGAATGTTTGTTAAATTCAAGTCAGTTATACTATAGACAGACATATAACCACCAGCAATATATACATCATATGTTAGAGGCTCAACTGAATTTATTTGTATTCCTGTTGCAGGAGACACAGGTGCCTGAAAACTTGGTGAGTCTCCTTGGTTGTACCAAGCAAATTCACCGTCAACTAAAGGTAATGTATAATTAAATGGCATATCCTATAATTATAATAATCATCAAATTAATGTACCTCCGCGGAAGAAAATATTATTATTATTTTGTGTAATTCTTGACCCTGTATTTGTGAAACTAGAATAAACTCTATATACACCATTCGGTATATTTGTTCCTCCAGTATAATTGAATATTATTGATGACATGTTTGCCCTTTGCGTGACTGTAGTGTTAAGGTTAGGATTATTAATATTTGTCACTAAAGTCGCATATCTTCTCGTCTCTGTTGCAGCAGTAGGAATAATCCATGTATACCAACCTGCAACCCCATTTGGAGTCGTTGTTCCAGAAAGAATTCTTGTTGTTGTCATGGTATTTGCGGTGATAGGTATGTTGTATGCATCAACACCTCTTGTTATGTTATATGTTGCCCCTGTCTTAATAGATGGTTCTGTAACACCCCACCCTGAATACCTCACATATGAGTTCATTTCTATATTAAAAGTATCCGAATTATTTAAGTTTGGAGAATTGATGTTAAAACCTCTAAATACACTTCCTTGAGATGTCATATAGTTGTCTAATTCTGTTCTTACTTCCAGCTGGTTAGAATCTATAAATAAGAAAGAAACAAATTCAACCGCAGGTGTTAGACTTGGGGTTACTGTATTTGTAGGAGTTACTGTTGGAGTTGGAGTTGTAGTTTCTGTGACTGATGGTGTTGGGGTTGGCGAAGGAGTCTCTGTCGGGGTCGTAGTCTGTGTAGGAGTAGTTGTTTCAGTAACAGACGGAGTTGGTGTTCCAGTTTCAGTAGGGGTCGTAGTTTCTGTTGGAGTGACCGTGGGTGTTTCAGTATTAGTTGGCGTATTGGTTGGGGTTGTTGTTGGTGTTTCTGTATTTGTAGGTGTGTTCGTAGGAGTTACTGTTGGTGTTTCAGTAACAGATGGAGTTGGTGTAGAACTAGCTCCAAATGAAATAGTGACAGTTGGTGTTGGTGTCATAGTTGGTGTTTGGGATGGTGATTCGCAAGGTGGTAGTGGGGTTTGTGCCGGAGTTCTTGAGGGTGTAGGCACAGGAGGTGTTTTTGTAGGGGTAGGGGTTATTGTAGATGTTGGTGTTTCACTTGTTGTTGGTGTATTTGTAGGTGTATCTGATGGGGTTAAGAAAGGGGTGTTTGTTGTTGTAGGTGTTGGTGACGGTAAAATATAAACGTATTCTTCAATCGTACAATTTTTTGAATCAGTAATTTTAACAATAAAGTTGTTATTGTCATATGGAGAAGGAACGTCAAATGAATATGGAAATATGGTCACACTTGCAACAAATACACAATTAGCACTCATAGAGTCACAATAATAAACTTGTGCTGGTGTATTACCCGTAAAACTTATTATTTCTACTCTTGTCATTGTTCACAAATTATATCGTAACTAATCAACAAATCGACTGTGAGCTGTTGACTGTTTAATGGACCATCAGGTGCCGCTTGTATAGTGATTTGATTCGAAAATTCGTTTACTGTAACTGTCTGAATACCAGGAATTGTTAATATCAAACCCCTTACTGTATTAATCCAAAGATTATCTGAGGGAGGTGACAGAAGAGAATTAGTTGTATAAAATTCGCTTTCATAAGTATCACCTGCCGGTTCAACCATTACTCTCGCAGTAAAAGTTGCGGAACTCAAAATACATCCACTGTTAGTTTCCGTTAAATCATAAAAACCTTGATTCAACATTTGCAAAAGTCCACATTTTGTCCCATCAGTAATTTGGAATTCCTCACTACCCATGGAATAAATCTGATAAGAAACATAACTCGAACCACACGTTATTTGAGTAGTTCTTTGTAAAGTACATCCACTACTATCTATTATAGAAACTGAATATGTTCCAGCCGTAAGTCCTGTGACCGTAATTGTTTGAGGATTATTTGGTACATTTGCCGACCAACTAAACGTAAAAGGTGGCACACCAGATGAAATGAAAGCAGTTATTGTTCCTTCACTACCACTACCACAACTCGAAGAATAAAGACTATATGAAATTGGCTCTGAATAATCAACATAAAATTGTTCCGAAATTGTACATCCGTCCGCATCAACGACCGATACTGAATGTAGACCAGAAGAAACATTTGTGAATGTGACTGCTGATTGCGTTGTATCGAGTATCTGTATAGTATTGTCTAAAATATAATCAAAAGGTGATGTACCTCCCGAGGTTTTTGTGACTCTTACAATCGCATTAGAATTACCACAAGTAGTACCAGTAATTTGTGTTGATATATTAAATTTGTTCGTCGCTATAATGGTCTCTTCTTCTTGATATGAACAGCCTGAGCTGTCTGAAACCACTACAGTATATGTACCTGCCGTTAAGTTTGTAAAATCATATGATGTACTTAATGTTGAAACCGAAGTTGTATTTGATGTTGGATAAATTAATGTATAGGTATATGGAGTTGTTCCTCCAACAACATCTATCGAAATTACTCCGTTATTTTGAGAACAGTTTGAATTTGTACTATTAATTGAAACTGAGCTCATACCATTTGGTGTGAGTAGTTGTGCGGTTTCAGTTATACTACAAAATCCTGAATCAGTAACCTTGATAGTTACGGCACCTGCAGTTAGTCCTGTTACTGTGAAAGTTTTAGCATAAGATATTTGAAATGCACCTGTAGATGCCGAATAAAAATAAGGGACGGTTCCTCCCGTGATTACCATCGTGAGTGACCCATTATTTTGAAAACATGTTGGTTGGGATACTATAAAATTTCCAAATCCAATAGGGTCTACTTTCGGTACTGTAAAGCTTTTACTTAAAGTACATCCAACATAATCTGTCACTGTAACACTATAAACTCCTTCAGTCAATCCTGTAATTGTATCCCCTGTCTGACCATTATTCCAAAGATATGTGTAGGGATAATAACCAGTTTGTCCTGTAATGTATATTTTGCCAATTGCAGAACCTCCACAAGAAGAATTAGGAACTATGTACGCATCATAATCAAATGGTGTTGAATTACCAATTACCATGGTTTGACTTTGTCCCGTGCACCCCCCTAAATCAAGTACAGTAATATAGTACGTTCCAGCACTTAAACTGTCAAAATTTACAAAATTTGTATTTGTAGTTGCAGAGTTTACGAGTGTACCCGCCGAAGTGTAAAGATAAAAATTTGTAGATGAATAATCTGAACTAGAGCTTGCACTTATAGAACCATTTTGTAAATCACAAGTGGTATTATAAACATTAGTTATATTTGTACATACTCCACTTGATACTGGAATACTAGCCAAAAATTGTAGATTGGTAGGTAATGTACTATCACTCAATCTAACCGCATAAGCCTGAGCACTTAATCCTGTTCTTACCGATGGAAAAGTTGTAATTGTATCATATCCCAAATCAGGTGATTCCCAAGTAACTATGTATGGTGGTGTACCACCGAAAGGTAGAATACTTATACTACCTGATGAATTACTTTCACAGTCTCCTGTGATTAATATGGTATAATTAAATTCAGCCATCACAACTTATTTCTATATTTATACCAACATTTAAAAACAGGTTCTCTCCGATGTTAATTGGTGTCATAGTCAAATTATATACAGTCAAATCATTACCATTTAAAAAATATCCCAAATTATATGATGTTAGTTGTGGTAAATTATTTATAAGAGCAGTTCTCCAAGCAGTATTTGTAGGAACGTCAGTAGAACCGTAGCCCGTATAGAATTGTTCTTGAATTATTATTTGGTCATTCAATCTTAAATCTACAAACCATTCTGATTTTAAAGAATCTAATAAACAATCGGTAATTAATAAACCTTGTGATGTTAGAAAATTATTCAATCTGTTGTTCAAAATACTACTGAAGTTTGAAACAGTAATATCCCCGTTTAACCAAGGATAGATTGAAAAGTCTACAAACTCTTTGCTGCAGGTATAATCAAAAATATTCGAAACAATATAACAAGATTGTACCGGTACAGGTACAAATTCACACCCTCTCTGTCTTCTATATACAAATTTTTGTCTGTGGAAAATAGAATTTTCATATTTTATTCCTGATGTCCATATTGTTGTTGCTGGAACCATTTGTTCAATCAGTTTCATCCAATAAGGACCAAGTCCCTCAACATAATCAATTAACTTTTGATAGGTATACTTGTTATTTGGAATACCTACGGTTTGTTGTGATTCTATGTATTTCCAAAATATTGATTGTAGAGTTGGATAGCCTCCTGTTTTTCCATCGGTAATAAATTGTCTATTTCTCGTGTTGATTGTATTTTGCCAGAAAGTCTGTAAAAATTCAAAAAATGTTTTCTTTTTCGGTTCAGGATTTATGTAGGTTATATCTATACCACCTGGTACTACGAATGTCGCACTAAAACCAGATTCAGGTATTGGATAATCAAAATTTACAGATTCGTCCCAAACATCATAAGCCAAACCTTGTCCAGGATTCAAAGCAATTTCAACATTCTTCGCATTCAAAACTAACTTCTCATTATCTACGAAATAATAAGCGTTATAGTTTCCCTGTTTAGATATTCTTATTTTATCGTCGTCCGCCAACCATGATTTATTATTATCAATAACCTTTCTAAGTTTGAATCCCTCGGTCATAAAAGGAAATTGTCTATATAAATCCAAATAGATTTGACCATAGGTGAAAGGTTGTAATTGTGTTTGTATATCATAATTTTGTCCAGTATAGATTGCGCCGTTCAAAACTACTTCATCAGGACTTCTGTGTTGTGGGGTTACTTGGTACCAGCCAGCGCCTTTTTGAAAGAACATATTTTCGTTAGGTGTTGGAGCTTTGGGGAAACCCTCATCGTCAACAGGATAATCTGCTCTATCAACATTAACTTCTTGATACTCATCAGTCACAGTAAAAGCTGTGTACAGTTGACCCTTTATTTTATATGTGTCTCCAGGTAGTAGTGATGGTAATTCTTGTACGTAAGTACCTCCTGATATGGCTGCGTATTGAGAGTCAAAGACCTCCATATTTATTTTTTGGTCAGCCAAGTATATGTGTTCGTTAAATTCTACCAAGGAATCAGGAGCACCTATTAATCTCAAGAGAAATTCTATAGACCTTCTTGTTCCTTTGGATTTGAAAAGATAAGCAGAATTTAAAATTAAATTTCTGTAGAATTGGTAATTGAGTTCTGTTGGTGTCAATGTTCTAGAGAAACCAGGATACTCATTCACCGCTTGATTTCCAAAAACACTTTGTAAAAAGTTCTCATCTGCAATTGGCGAAAAGTTAGAAGACCATCCTAAAGTTCTTGCTAAGTTATACAATAATTGAGATGGTATGTCATTTGCCGGTACGTAATCGACTGAGGTCATGTACGCCAAACCGTCAATAAAAATTTTTATTTCATCAAAACTTCTACCATAAAGTTGAAATACTTTTTCAACCTTTTGTCCCAAAGTATCGAATTCTTTTAATGAACCTGAAACCAAGAATCTCGACAATAGATTAGTTTTAAACTCGTCCATGTTTACTGCAACGGATTCTAGTCTCTCCAAATAATTGTCAAAACCAACTGACCTTATATCTAAGTTCCATGTACCATCTTTCGGCCAAGTCACCAATACATTCGAAAGATAAAATTGACCAAAATCATCCTGTTGAGGAACTTTAAAATCTGCAGTGTATTCGGGAGATACTAATCTGTTCAGAAGATATTTTTCTATTACATCAAAATTTTCTTCGAACACTTTATCGACGGTCATGTTATTTGGTCTAATAACAAAATCTTGATAATAAGTTGTTGCAGTTGTACCAAAAGGTGCTCCTGAAACATAAAATGAAATTGTACCTGTACTTAGTGAGGGTGAAGGTGTAAAGGATTCTATCTTATATTCTATATCATCGATATGAATTGCATAATCCAAATAAGTTTTGGATAAGTTCCTATACTTAGAAACTTCCATTTCTCTAACACTAAGATTAGTTGTTGCGTTTGTTGAATAATCTATTTCAAAAGGATTATTAATCCTATTAACATTAACCTCGAAATAAGTCTCATTATTAACTGAGTCGAAAGAAATATTTGTTGCGGTTGCTCCCGTTGTAAAATTTAATTGTGAATAGAGTACATCCAATCCAGCAGGAAAGAAATTAATAATCTTTGTGATAGATACACTAAATCTTTTAGCCAGAGAACCATACATCGAAAAATTACCAACTTGTGAAACATCAAAATTTGGTACTACTCTGAATTGTGTCTGTAAGATTCTATCACCTTCTAAGGTTGAATTTATTTGTAAGTTTTCTAAACTAATAGGTGAAGAAAATGCCCCAACATTAAAAGTTCTATTAACTTTTTCAGCAACAGACGTTGTAAATTCAAAATTACCTTGGGTAAGACCTCCTCCATTAACCGTTTGTAATCCTACGATTTCATCCGAGAATGTTCCAGCTCCACTGCCTGGCCTCGGAGGATAAAAATATTTTTGCCTTGTTGACGCCATTAGCTCGTTATTGTGTTAAAGTTCTTACTGAAATCTATATTGTTGCCCCTACTTTCTCTAACCTCGTACAACAACGCGTTGAATTGGTCTCTAATCTCATATAAGTTGTATTGTCTGTAAATGTTATTTGCAGAATCGTATATTGTGTAAATTCCATCATCAATTGATTTAGTTTGATTTCCATAAAGAGCTATCGCCAGTGATGAAATATCATACTCTACCATTTCAACTTCTATACTTACAGGATTGAAATATGTGTTGCTTATAATAATATCTTGGTCTGGTTGTCCTATAAATGGTGTCGCATTTGGTTTGTTTGTTGGTGATGAAGAGGGTGAAACAGTTAAAAAAAGTAAATTTGTCTGCCCATCAACATACCTATACCTAATCGCTTTTTGAGATGTGTTTACTTGATTTGTTATGATTGGTTCGCAATAGAAACATGAAGTTATAATTCTGAAGAAGTTCGGAATTTTTGAACCGTCAGCATTTAAGTATTCAATTCTAAATCCGACTAGACCTTGTGGAACAAATTTATTTAAAAAATTCGAGGGTACATTAGTTAAATCAATAACTAAACCTTTAACATTTGGAAGAGCACTTAATATACCGCAATCCGTTATTGTTGTTCTAATCTGAGCAGCTCTCAAATAAAGAGTGTAAATTCCAAGTTGGTTAAACTCATCTGCCGGTAATGTTAAATTATATAATCCACCTAAAATTTCTACACCATTATTTCCTCCCGTTTCGGAGTTATTAAAATAAGGTCTCAAAATTGTTGATGCATCTAATCTTTTCAACACGAAAGAATTTGTAACATCCCTTGATGGTGTATAATTAAGAATTATCTCCACATCATCTGGAGAAACATCACTTGGTCTCAGTGTTCCATATGTTCCTATTGCCATTTTATTGTATTATATTTTATAAATAGTTTATGTCCTTTTTTCAACGTTGAAAAATCCATATCCATAATTTAATAAATCCCCTAAATTATCTACCTCTCCCAATCTTTGTACTCTTTCAAACGCACTATTTTTTCCTCTCTCAACAAATATGTCTGTCTGAATCTGTCCTTGGTCTATAACTTTTATTAAAGATTCGTCTTTTGTAATTGGTTCTGCAGTTATATTATTTTCAGTTAAACCTGAAGATTGTGCAAAACTTAAAGTGAATCCTTCTTTATAATCATAATAATCAACATTTTGTATAGTATATGCCGTAAATATTGGATTCATATCTGTAATCGCACCGTATATTTCACCATTCTTTATTACAGGTGCACCAACAACATATGTCTTCAATCCGTATTGTGCTAATTCTGTAACTCTAGATTTTGTTTCAGACGAAACTGTAAATGGGACTGTTGTGTAGTTGGAACTTATTTGTGAATTAACTGTGTTGACCGCATCTCCACTAAATATATAATCATAACTTATGGGAGTTGCAGACCAACTTCCAACATTAGATGTAAAGAAAACTCTACCCTTTGGGTTATAAATTACTTCATTTTTAAATGGAACTTTTATTTTTTTGTAAACATCAACGACACCCCATGGATTTACTTGTTTCAATCTTATTGTGTATGAGTTTACTCCTGTTGGATATGTATGTGAAATGTAATTAGGTGTATAAGTAGTTATTACTTCTATTTGTGAGCCATCACCCCAATCTACTGAATAAGTAGAGAGTTCAATAAACTTTTGATAATTTTGCGATGTGTTGTAAAAATAATATGTATATGGTGATGAAGTTGTTGCTGAGAATAAAAAATTTGTTACGATGTCTTGTTGTAAGATTTCTCCATCGAAAGGAGTATAATATCCTGCATCATATGTTGTTTGTGTCAATAAAATAGGAACTGTAAGTCCTGTCAGAGTAGAAGTACCATTTGGTCCTGAACTTATTAATTTTTGCATTGATTCATAATATCCAACACTAACACCATCAACTGTTGTGGTTTTGATGTCGCTAGTTACTGTTTCAGGAGATATAATAAATTTATAAGAATTACTCATGGTCTTGGAGGATTTACGTACTCGAACCATTTAATAGGAGTTGTGGTCCCTATTCTTGTTCCTGTTTTTATGTCGAATATTTTGTAATTTAAATCTATATAATCTAAAACTACTCTATAATAAAAATAAATTGTGCTGTCAAAAGCATAAACATTATTACCAAACGAAGAGGTTGCTAAAGATGATTGAGGCTCGTTCATCATTTTAGTGAATTGCCCTGTACTAGCATTGTAAAATTTTGCAGTCATGTAGAAAGTATTGATGGGTAAGAACTTCAAACTTTTTAACCAATAAATAAAAAAACCTTCTTTATCCCCAATATAATCTAATTTATATTTGGGTTTCCTTATTTTAACAGGGGTTCGTGCCATATTGATGTCCATAAATTCTCCCTGTTGTGTGGGTATAATAATTGTGAAATAATTTTTTTGTCTTTTCTCGTCAACACTATCATAAAAATCCAATTTGAAAAAAGAATTTGAAAATCTGTTTCGGTAATAAAATATATCTTGCGAGGTAAATCCTTCTCCCAAATAACTATTTTGCCAATTTGTAGATGAAGTTAAACTACCACCAGAATAAAAATAAAACTCATAATTTATTTCCGTTTTCCCGTTCGTGTCGGCAGCGTGTGGAAATCTGTTGACCTCAAAATCATACCCAACACCAACAACGTCTTTTACCGATTTTATTTCATATTGGTCAATAGCATCGTCAAGTCCCTCATAATCCCATTTCAACTCAATTGGTATGTTGATGTTTTTATTAGGTGCAATATTCCTTAAAAAATTGAATTTATTCACACTTATCTATTAAAGGTTTATAAGGTACTTCAAGTCCTGTCAATCCGTCGTTGAAGTCGAAGTCTCTATCGTCAGGTATTAATTTAAATATTGTATTTGAATAAGGATATTGAGCTCCATTGAAAAAAGGATAATCTACCCCTCTTCCTAAATTATCAATAAACCCATAGGTGTACAAATCTCTCCATCTAAAACTTTCATCGGACACAGAATAAAATGAATAACTCGGTACTGAGTCTACTTCATTTATTTTTGCAGTTTCGATATAATCAGAAAAAACTCTTATTGTAATTGAGTGGTGTGGTTGATAATAATAACCTGAAGGATTACTCGATATGGATGTTTGAAACACGTTTTGATTGAATTTCAGTTTGTGATAATATTTCGATATTACTCGTTCTATTTGAAAATACTCATTCCATTCACAAAAATCCCCATCAATTATATCTCCTACTTTTAAGTTTTGATTATAATAAAAAGTTTTGGTTACTCCGTTTGTTTGGGTGTAAGAACTTACACCTATACTCGAGTTTGAATTTATATTTGTAGAAGACCACCAAGAGTTATTTGTTTTGGTTATATTGAATAACCATCCCTGTTTTAACGCAACACCGTTTGTTGGTGCATTAAAATATCCCGAATAACCTCGATTAATAATCGTTAAGAATAGTTCTGATAAAGGTCTTTGTTGATTATCTAATAGATTTGCCAAATTCAAGTCTCTCGCAGGTGTAATTGTGTAGGTGTTTGAACTATTTTTTTGTGAGATTCTTGTTATTTTGTTTGGAGTTATTGAACTCAACTCAATTTTCTTTTCGTCATTAAATGAGTTTTTTTCAAATCCTGTTTTGGTCACTATAACATCGTCGATATTAGAAATTATTTTATGTTGTCTGATATAATATTTCGATTTGGTTTCTTCAATATTATCAAAATTAACAACTCTTTTAAAAGTACCAACAACTGAATTAGCAAAAGTATTTCCTGTAAATCCTATATCATAGATACTGAATATATAAACTTCACTTCCAAGTAGGCCATTACCTAAATCGAATACTTCAAATAAAGTTTGTGTTCTATAACTAACAATTTGATTGTTTACTTTGAGTTCAACAGATTCACCTACGGTTAGTCCATGTGGTGATATACATTCAAATGATATAATTGGATTTCCATTTACCGTCGATTTTTTTATAACGAAGGGGATTCCATCTTTTGCAACCCAATCGAATGTTGTATTATTCAAAGTTGCAGATAAATTTACATCAAAATTATTTTTAAACGGATATGAGTAATAATACGTCCAGTTATATGTAAAAGCACTCTTGGACTTATAATTTATGTGAGTGTTTGTTATGTCGTCTCTGAAAAAATCAAATTCATAATATTGTGGGTAGCCTTTCCATACTTTTGTGAAGACTGAACTTTGTCCATCAACCAAATATAAATTATACTGAAATGGAAGGTATTCGGTTGTTCCTGTAAATAAATTTTCATACAAGTAACTTACTTTAAAAGTGGGTCTGAATATTGTTGATGCTTGTCTTTCTTCATCGAATACTTGAGCTAAACTAACATTCGCAGTCCTATCATATTCAACCAACGTTTGACTTTGTTCTTGTAAACTTATTTGCAATTGTTGGTCCTCGGAAGGTGCCGACTTGTATTGTTGAGAACTTGGTATGATTGTAAATCTATTCACTTAACCCGTATTTTTCTTTGAATTTTTCTAATGCCGTTGCACCAACTATTGTTCCGAAATAAAAATGGAATGGTGCACCTACTAAAAATTTATTATTTATTGGAGGTCCCTTTGGTTTAAATTCTGTTCCAGAATTCGGGACAGTATCATTTAGAACATTGAATATGTACCCTCTCATATTCAAGTCATTAACAATCCCACTGCCTTTAAAATATTGATTAAGCACTCTATCGACAGATTGGTAGCCCTCTTGCACAATATCAATTTCATTTGTAGCCCAATTATTTATTTGAGTACCAAAAATGTTTGAATCATTTTGCAAACTCCATCGATAGAATGGTACTATTTGTGTTTTAATACCATAATAATACGGTGTGGCATTTGCCGTAGGTGAACTTCTGAAATTTATTCTACCTGGTGTAATAAAATCTTTAAACTGGAGATTTTCACTTGTCGATGAGAAAAATATACCTATGGTAGGATTGCTTGGAGTTCCGTAAATTCCAACAGGACTATTGTCGGTGTTTGTATCATAAAACTCAGGACTGAATTTTATCAATCCTTCCTCTGAATTTATTGACAACATTTGCACTAAATCACCGTCAACTCTTCTACTCCTACCACTATTTCTACTAAATAAATTTTGAATTGCATCTCCTTGTAAAAAGGATGAATTCAATATTCTTGAAATTACAAATAAATTTATTATATCAGACGTGTCAGAATAACTTGTTGGGTTTAGACCATCTAATATAAATGCATTAGTTGCTGGGTCCAACGTTATTTCGTCGTAAAAACTATCTTTATATCCCAAATCAATTATTGTCGTTGGAAATAAAAGATTTTTTTGGTTTACGGCTGATGACTCGGTCGCATTTTTACCAATAAATTTATTTCGAAGGAGACTGTATGGGCTACTTCTATAATAAAAATTAGAAGTATCGTCATCGAAAAAAACTAAATCTTTACAAAACCTGACATCTGATGGTTTATTTTGTCTATCATAATAAGTGTCAACTTGTATGGGGAATGCAAAAAGTGTACCGTTTACCCAATTGTTTGTAAATGTTTGTGAAAGAACACCCCTACAAATTCCATAGAAAAATTTATATCTAATACCCCATTCATTGAATTTTTGTATATCTTTTGCGAGACCAAAAAGTGGTCTTGTAAATAAGACATAACATCCGCTTTCAACTTGGTCATTTTTAGCGCACGCGGTACTAATACCAAAATTATTACTGAACCCTGTATAACAATCTAAAGAAACCATGTTTTCACAATTGAAACTTTCCAAAACATTAGCTGCATAAATTTGGTCTTCAATATCTGGTTGTATTTGGTCCGCACCTACAGGATATTGGGAAGATATTGAATTTGTTGTTGGGTCTACAATCTCATAAAATGCAAAATTTATATTTTGTTGTAAGACTGCAACATTTGGTGAACTCCACTTTAACCCATCCAAAGCGTCTGATGATGGTAAAGCATCAGTCCTCATAATAATTTTATTTTTATCTGAAATAGGTAATGGATTTTGAAGTAAATCAGGATATAGATTTGGAGAGTAATAATAGTATTCTACTTCATTATATGCAATGTTGGTACTGTCTAAAATTGCGGTTACAGGATTCAAAAAAGAAAGCCACCCTTTAACCCTTGTAACTTCTCCAAATATAACTGCGTTCCCTGAAACGTCTTCTGAATTATCGTACTTTCCAACACTAATGTTATTACTATGAAAATCGTTAGTACTTTGACTAATTAATCCGACAGCACCAAATAAAGGTACAGGTCCAGCAAAAAGAGATGTAGTTGGTATTCCAGGAAAAACTTCTGGTTCAGGAAAAACCCTATTTCCTAACTTACCATAGTACCCGACAGAAGATGATGTAAAAGCAGAAAACTGTGAACCTGGAGTAAAGAAATATGAATTATAAAATAAATTATTTTGATTATTAAATTGTTGTACTGTTGAGGTTGGATTAACCTTTTGTATTGGTATATTCAATCTCGAATTAATTGTGAAAGAAAATCTACTATCATCTATATTATATCCAAAAATTCTACCTAAATTATATTTGTTTGGTAATAATGGTGAATATGGGTCGACTCCTCTTTGTAATATCAAAACATACTCTTCTCCAAAATTTTCATAAAAATCCTTATAAGCAAATGCGTTTGTTGGAACACTTCTTTCTCTGTATTCAACACCATTGTTATGTTCCATCCACCTTAGAGTTGTTTTGGAAGATATAACATTTGGAAATGTGTGTAATTCTGAACTGTTAGATAGTGTTAAAAACTCCGAAACTGTTATTGCGGTTACTACTTGAAAATATTCTCTATCCATAGGAAAACCTTGTCTATTGAAAGTAGTTCCTGTACTTAAATTATATGTAGTGGTTTTTTCTAACGTTTGGTTATTTTCATTACAATATCTTAAGGTAATTTGTTGTGGTCCTGTCACTGGTGTTCCTGTGATTCCAAAAAATTCACCATTATTAGTTACTTCTACGTATGTTGCATTTACATCTGAAGTAGTACCAGGATTAACGGTGGTGAGAAGTTGTCCCGTACTATAACTTCTAGTTGATAAAACTGTGATTGTATTATCAAGATGGTTTGAGCCTACATTATTTGGATTATCGAAGCTAACCCTAATTCTATTTATTCCTGTAAAATATGAAGTTCTTTGATTGAAAATATTAATTCTTTCTCCCAATGGTAGGTCCATACTCCAAACAAACATCTTATCTTCATCCTCAGAAACTTCTCTCTGCACATTTGATTTTGGAACTTTGTAAACAGTAGCATCTCCAGAGTCTATATTACCACCCATACCTTGTGAGTAAAGGTCTGCTATTATACTTACATCCTCTTCAGGTTGATAATTTCTACCATACAAATACTGAGTAAAATTTTCGTAGTATTTGAAAGGACTCGATACTGGTGTTAGAACTCCATTTCCAAATGCATCAATCAGTGATGTTGTTGTATCTGCAGGTTTACAATCACAACTCTGACATTCAGGATAAGTAATCATAGGTAATCTTATAGGTATACCACCAGTCTTTGGTTTTATGCCTATTAGACGACCTAAAAAATTTATAATTTGATATATTGTTCCAACAATTACGTGAGCCAAAATCAATAGATAAGAACCAATATATTGGAAAAGTGTGACTAATAATGAAAACACAAAAAATAGTGTATCAAAATTCCTATATCCCTCATTGACAGGGAATTTATTCACAGTTGCTGCACAATCGTTATTACCTATTTCTTTAATCCCTATAAACCTAGCCCTGTTTCCTTTCTTATATTGGTCTATAAGTCCTGAGATGGTGTATACCTTATTGAATTTAAATTCAAAAAAAGTATCTTCACAATTGATTATACTATCTAATACTTGGTTAGTTGAATCCCCGAATCCATTTGTATAACCGGACCAATCCAAACCAAAATAATACGAACTTCTTAGTTGTTTATATTCAGAGGAAGTACTTAATGTAGTTAAGTATGGGTCCGCCGAAGTTCTCCATCCATACTCTCTTACATTAGGAACAAGAAAATCAGCTCTTCTTGTTTGTTGTGTCAACCCTTTAGCCTGTTGCCATTTTATTTTAAATCTATATCTTGCCTTTGTAGGAATACCAACTTCAGGGTCAGGTGATAATATTCTATCACCAAATTCATTAGTCACAATATAATCTAAATTCATGGGTAGTTCAGTGACCCACGTTCCATCTTCGTCAATTACATTTCCTGATTGTTCCAATTGATATTGTTCCAATATAGGATTACCGTCTTCGTCTTGTTGAATTGTTTGTCTTATTGCTAAAATTTGACCTGGCCCTGACTGAAGACTACAAAGTTCTCCCGTATTGTCCCTCGGTCTGCAATTTTTTCTTACCCTATATTCATCCGAGTTAGAAAATATAGAGCCTATAAAAACAGAAGTTGGTTGTATGTCAATATTTGCATCTTCTCTCAAATCAAAATCGACTCTGTTGATTGCAATTTGGCATATCTCAGGTTCACCCCAAAGAGGTGCAATTTCAACTGTTTTAGTTATATTAACAATTTGCGGTAATGTACTTAAATCCGAAGATGTTCTGAAACTACCACCTGAAACTTGTGCTTCTGTTGCCCTCCCTATTCTTATTAAATCTTGTGGTGTTAAAGAAAACTCCCCAATATCTGAAAGGTCAACATCCATTACAATTGTTTGGAAACCCAAAGGAATCCCCATTATCATGTAATCACCACTATCGTTTGTTTTTACCGTAAACTTGAAATATTTGTCATATATTTCTGCTGCGGTTGCATTTGTTAATACGTCTAATCTTGTTGGGAAAGTGCCTGTTGCCGCATGTTTACTATATGACTTTTCATAAGGTAATAGATTATATCTATAACCGTCTTCATTCACATCATCAGTTGATGTGTACGGATATATCGAACGTAACTCTTGATTTAGTAAGTCTTGTTCTGATACAGGAATAAAAACAGAAACTTTAGCATTTGGAATTCCCGTTCCGTTATTTGCAGTGACTCTTCCGACTACAACACCATAATCCGCACAATATCTTGTGTATACGTCAGCTTGTTGAATTTTTAAAGATAGTATTTCTAAAAATTCAAAGTCTTGGTCTAATTGTAAATTAATTGTTTTGTCAACACCAACTTCAGTTCTAATTCTATAACTTTGACCCATAGAGTCTTTTATGATAAATAGTTTACCCCAAAATTTTAATGGAAGATGGGTAATTGAAATTTAGAAATAGAACTAAATAAATAAATCTATTAAGAAAGTGTCGTGTTTTGGAAATTTTTGACACTAACTCTTATGTCTCTTGTTGGGTACCTAATTTGATATACCTGACTAGGTTCTGCAAAAATTGTATCGTCTACAGGTCTTATTTGTCTAGTCTCACTATTTGAATAAGCCATAGATGTTTCGAAAGAAGAATACTGTCCTCCTACATTATTGAAGACATCTAACCCTGCAACAGTTATGACACCATTTTGATTTTGAATAATACTTCTTATCTCGGATAGATAAACGTTTTGTCCCAATTCTCTGAATAGTGGATTGAAATATTCAGAGACTTTATTAACAATATCTGTTATAATTTGTCCTGAATTTTGTGTTGTAGTTAATACAACGGATACTTCCACACTCAAATCAACTACTTTAGCTGTCTCTACTGAGATGTAGTCATTCATCATTCTATAGTTTGATAAATAATTTGCAATATTTTGTCTAAGTGTATTAGAAACAATACTTGTAAGTTTCCCTTGTGTATCGTAAGATAATATTTGAATTAAAATTTTATTGTTATTCTCAGTGATTGCAACTTTAGCTGGAGCCCCGAATTCGGCCGGCATTGTTCTTATCAATGACTCATAATCGGATACAGTAACTGCTCTTTTTTGTGCGGAAAAGTTGAACGAAACATAATTTCTAATTTCCTCTGTTGTAGGTTGATTTGCCCCTCCAATCGCTGCTGTTACGTTCACACATCTCAATGAATTAATTACGGAATTATTTGTTGCCTCCGAAGGACCATTTACATAAAATGTTACGTTTCCAACTTGGTTAATAACATTTGTACCTAAGTTTGTTCCCAATCCACCACCTACCCTGTATTGAACAAATAATGTAGAATTAGGTACTAGCGCAGAACCTAAAGAAAAATTATTAAGATAGTTTTGTATATTGAGTGGACCTCCTAAGTTTGTAAATAAATTCAATTGTTCCTGTGATGAAGTTGTTCCACCTCCAAATGTCATTTTTTTAAAACCTTCAGGAGTGAATTCAGAAATAAATCTGTTATTAGTTTGAATGTATCTTCCTACTTTGATTCCTGGTTGGTCAGATACTTTTGTTGGGTCTTCTATAAAAATTCTATCTTCCGCCAAAGCATCTACTTCATACCATCTGTTTGCTAATCCCAAAAACTCCGCCGCTGTAGGTATGTTTGTATAATCTGTTCCATTTTTCAAAAGAACACTTGTTATACCCAAAACATTTTTTTCAGGTAAGAATAATTCAAAGAAAGGTCTAACATCGTTAGGAGAAATTACTCTCTTAAAAACTTTCGTTATACCGTTTACAACAAGTTCTCTTTTTGTAATTGTATAATTTATAATTACGTTGTTAGAATTAAAGTTTGGAATTTTCAATCTATTTGGGTACCCTTGAGCATTGTAAGGAGATGCGAAGTCAATATCATATACATTTTCAAATACTATTCCCGCTCCTGTAATCTGCGAACCTCTTACTAATTGACCCAAATATCTTTCATCTTCTTTATCACCGAAAGCAGGAACCGTAATAGAAAAGTCAACAAGTGATACTGAAGGTCTCTGACCCGGTATTTTAAGACCGTATGTTCTAGCAATATTATATATAGATGACCTCTGTTGCGCATATTGCAAAACAGTTTCTTGAATACTTCTATCTATATGATAATGTAAATTGTCTGCAACGGCAGCATTCAAATCCAAGAATACAGAGAAAACTGATGCATCGTTAAAATCCTGAATTAAATCAGGATAATAAGTTTTGACATAATTGAGTAGTTCGGCTCTGATTCCTTGGTAATCTCGGACCGTATAAGAAATTTTATTATTTGCCATCTTATATTAAATATTGATTATAACAAAATCAGATTGTGCGAAAACTGAATTACTCGATGAATAATCTATCCTCACTTTAGCGGTATATTCGCTTGTATTTTTTCCTGGGACTCTATAAACATCGAAAACTTGATTACCTCCCGCAGTTGTGACGTAGTCTCCATCAACCTCATCTTCGGGAGTAATTGGTTCGATAGAGATATTATTTATTGTAAGGTTAGGTAAATACGTAGAAATTGAATCTCGTATGTCAGCCTCAAGAGCCGAGAATGTAAGTCCGTCGAATGGTTCAAATATATATTCATACAAACGAGTTCCAAAATCAGGTAAAAAGTATCTAGAACCCTTTCTTGTTAAAAGTAGATGAATTAAATCGGACCTTATCTCCTGTGGTTCGTATTCAGTAAGTGCCAAATAATCCCCTCTACGAGAATCTTGGAATGGAAAAAAGAGTCCATAAGTAATACCATTTGCCATACTACATAAATATACAAATTCTATTTTTCAACTAAAGTAGTATTTCCTTTAACTCCTTTTGGTTGGTACGGACAATGCCTACATCCTCCATGTGAACCACAACAATGACCTCTTCTTATGTGGTATTCTTCAGTAAACACCACTCGATTGTTTTCAACGTAATAATCAGAAGGGAGAATCTGATTTTGATTCTCCCTTTCTTTATTTGTATTTTCCATAGGTTTTAAACTAAAACACATGCTCCGCCAGCACAAGCTAACTCTCCACTCAAATCAGTTTCATCATCCAATTCTACAATTTTAGATAAATCAACCTCATGTAATGTTTCCATTAACTCTTCGTACTTTTCTTTGGTACAATCCTCGAAAGGAGCTTGAATATATGTACCTCCATCATAAGGAAGTACGGATAATCCGTTATAGTGGTCTCTGTTTTCCCACATCCACTCACCTACCGCAGGCCATTCGTGTTCACGAATAGAAACTGTTGCAGATACGTTGTGAGAGTTACTACCGCTTCTATGTCCAGGTTTAATCCAATCTACGTGTACTTTTTTAACTCTTTCTAAGAGTTGAATTGGTGATTCGTTTCTCAAAATTGAACCTTCAGGAGCTTTCTGAGGAATACCAATAACCGCAGTATCGTGTGGTCTGAAATATTCATCTTCAACCAACTCAGGGTGATTCTCCTTCAAGTAAGTATAGATTGCTTCGTTCTTACCAACTCTAACTCTTCTGATATAATAATCATTGTGCCAAGCATGGATTCCAGAAGAAGTTCCTAATGTAAGTGAAGTAGTTCCTGCAGGTTTTACAGTAGTTGTTCTCGCCGCTGGGTTAATTCCAAGTAGTTCAGCGACTCTTTTATTTTCCTCTTTAACAATTTTAGATGCGGCTTTCATATCTAATTTTAATACTGCGCCTGAACCAATCCCTGTCATTGATACTCCGATAAGTGCATCTTTCTCAGTAGTTCTTTGCCATATAGGTCTCAGGTAATGGAAGTTAGTGTAACCAGCTTGTAGCGTACCACAAAAAGCCGCAGCTCTAACTCTATCTTCATAGTCTTCTTGAGAAACAACATTAGACACGTTTACCTCTGTTAAATTACAGAATTGGAATGGTCTAAGTGCAATTTCACAACAAGGATTGGTTCCCCAATCTTTATCATTGGTTAAATAAATTCCGGGTTCACCAGCTCCGCTTGCTTCAATTCTCTTCCAAAGGTCCATGAAGTACTCTTTAGTTATTTTGTGTCGGAGCAACACAGCTGAGTTATTTGCTCTACCTCTTTGTGGATTTGTTTCCCACCACGCACCTGACTTACATCCAATCATCTCATCATCAGTTGCAGAGAACAATGATATAAGAGCAGCTCTTCTAATACCACCCGCCAATACTGCATCTGCAATATGACAAACCATATCGTGAACTTCAATTGGTCTTAACTTCTCTCCGTTTTCTTTTGAATCTAAAATACCTTCGAGTTTAATGAGACACTCTTTTAATGGCTGAGGGCCTGGAGCCTTTCCACCGGAAGTAACAAGTCTCGCACCTTTTGGTCTGATGTCACTGAAATCAAATTCAATTTGCGAACCACCAAAGAAGTATGACTTTACTAAAATTTTGACTGCGTCTGCCCATCCTTCAATAGAGTCAGCAACTAACCATCTTCTTTTTCTTTCCTTATTTGGTTTAAGGATTTCAGGTAAAGCCTCAACATGATGCTTTTGAACAGAATATCCAACACCTGTACCACCGAGTAACAAGAACATTACTTCAGAAAAAACTCTCCAATCATCAATTGGTGCAAAAGCACAGTTATAAATTCTGTTTGGAGAAATCTCAATTGGTTTTCCTGCAAATTGCATTGACCTCATTGATGGGAGAACTTGTTTTTTAAAAACATACATGTAGTTCTCTCTAATTTCTTTTTCTAATTTAGGGAATTGCTTGATATGCATTTCCATGTTTCTTGTGACTAATTCTTGCCACGTTTCTCTTCTGTTCAACTCAGGAATAAACTTAGCGTACTTCATGTACACTGTAATATCACTGAGTATTCTGTTCGAAATGTCCATTTTTTAATTTTTATTGTTGTTATTTTTTATAAAAAAATCGTCGATTTTTCAAATAAATATAGTGTTGCTCTGAAAGCGGACTACATTTTACAAGAAAAAAAATAAGTTTTTTTGAAAAAAAGTAGATATTTAGTTTGGTGTATTTTTTTGTTCCTTTTGTTTTCTTTTCTCCAAAAGTTCCCTAACTCTATCTCTATTCTTTTCTTCTTTCTGTTCTTCAAATCCTAAGAAAGTCACAGACGATTCTGTGTCTATCTCAAGTAATTCATTATTGAACTTGCAGTTTTCGAATATTACTCCGTCTTTTCCAAGTCTAGATTTTGTAATTGCTATTGTTGCCAAGTTCATTTCTTTTTGTTGTAGTGTTTTTGCTATTGATATAATAACGTGACCAACCTGTGCCTTCTTGATTGAACCTCCCATTTGGTCTGTAGTTACGACTTCTGAAGATATAGATGACCTGTTTCCTTGGGTTGCCGTCCAACCAACAAGATTTAGTTCATGGCACATTGCCTCAAATTGTCTCATAACTGAACCTTCACTCTTCCACTCATCTTTGTTAGGGTTTTCGGGTAGAACACAATCGATATAGTCAATCAAAATTAAATCGACTCTGATTCCGTCTGCAATCATTTTCCTAACCTGATTCTTAATTTGTAACATAGTCAATGAGTCCGAAGGGAGCTTCTTCAAGATTAATCTGTTGGACATAGTCTCTTTGATATTCTTGATTTTGTCCATAACAATATCCTTACTCAAGACTAAATTATCAGGCTCAATACCAGTCCAAAGAGTAAAATGTTTTCTTTGTACTATTTTCGGGTTGTCTTCAAAAAATATTTGAAGAACATTATATCCCATATTAAATGCTGTGTTAGAAATCTTTGTTAGGATTGTGGTTTTACCGACACCAGTAGGGGCCAATATAACACCTATCTCTCCTTTTGCCAAACCTCCCTTGAGTAGTCTATCAATACCGGCAATACCCATAGGAATTGGGTGACGGAAATCTTCATCAAGAACCGTTTCCAAATCACTGAACACATCTGACATTCCATCTTGAGACTGACCAACTTGTAGTGCATCTCTTATTAATCCCTCCACTTTATCGTAAGACTCAAAATCACCTTCGTTGATAATTTTTTGAGCCTTTTCCATTGCCTTTTGAAGTTCTTGTTGCTTACAGAATTTCAACCCTTTTTCCTGAACGAAAAAGGAACCTTCGAGTGGGGCAGATTTTATTTGTTTGATAGTATCCAATACTATTTTAGAAACTAACTCTTGTTGAATTTCTGACTTGACAATTTGTTCCAGGGTTTCAAATGAGGGTGAGGATTCATACTTTTTATGATACTCTTTAATCATCTGAGTTATTATCTTGAAATACTTATTGTCAAAATAAGAACTTTCTAGAACATCTATAATTGTTGTGGAAAAGGTCTTGTCTAAGATTAACTGGTTGAGTAATTGTAGTTGGAATGTATTTCCAAGATAATCGAAATTTTTATTCATAATTAAAGACCCTCTTTATTAAATACTTACTTAGACAGCTCGTATTCTAAAAATTCAAAATTTAATACAGTTTCTGAAAAGATGTCAGTCAGACCTTTAAGTATATCTTTCAAATATGGTCTTACATCAACAGTATACCTAACTTTTGGTGGAAACTTTTTTCCATCAAAAATTCTATGACAAATTGTCTGGTCTCCTAACTTGATATAAATGTTAAAATATTCAGGTCCGTCTGTAAAAGATGTTTCCATTACTGATGGGTCGTGCATGATACTCTCTTTGTTGTCCAACATATAAACCACAGTTTTCATTTTCAAATCATACTGAAGTGTCTCTGCAGTATTTTTTAAAAATTCGTAGAGGTCATAAGAGTTTCTTGCCCTTGGATTGAATCCCTTCACATTGAAGAATCTTTGAACTACAATATTGTCGTTCAGTGTCAAAAGGAATTCCAGTTTCGTGATGTCTTGTTCTTTCATTTTTTATTTTTTTGGTTATTATATTTTTCTTTTTTCTTTTCTAGTTAATTTCATAAATGGTTTAAGAAAATTCACCCAAGCTTCGTCATTCTTTGGTAGAAATTTAAACATACCATCTTCAATCATCATCTTCATAAGATTTTTGTATCCCCTGTCTGTAGGGTCAAAAACATCTGAATATATACTCGTCACAAGTTCTTTACCATCATCAGTAATCAGCGGATTTGTCAAATCAACAATTTTTTTGTTTAGTTCAAATAACTGTTCACCAAGTATACCATTTTTAGACTTACCAGTCAAAATATTAGTAAGAACTTTTGACTTTTTTTCTTGCATGATATTTCGAGCGTAGTCGAAGAATTCTTCGATTGTGCAGGACTTTTCAGTCATTTCAGGAAATATTTTGGTAATTGTTTTTTCACCTAATCCTTCTACACCATCTATGTTGTCTGATTTGTCCCCCGTCAATATCTTGAAAAGGAGTACATTTTGGTGGGGTATTTCAATGTCCCCCATTTTTATCTTATCACCGTTTTTATAATACTTTTTTTGGATTGGTGAAAAGATTGTAACTTTTTCTGAAATTAATTGTGTTAAATCTTTATCTGCTGAGAATATTATAATTTTCTCGTCTATAGCGATTTTACAATAATATGCAATTAAGTCATCTGCCTCATTATCTTTAATTTCAACCTGTCTGACAAAAACCTCTTCTAAGTATTGTTTCACTCTAACCTTTTGTTGCAGGTAAGCTTCGTACTTGTACTCAGCCATGGATTGTCTTCGATTAGCCTTGTATTGGGGGTACAGTGACTTTCTGGTTGATGAATTAGTATCACCATCCCAAAATACAACTACCTTATCGTGGTTATGCTCTTCTAGAAACTTTTTGAGAGTGTTGATAAAATGAAATACTCCCCCAACGTGTTGATTCTCGTTAAAGTAATCCTTTGCACCGTGAAATCCAATCTTAAATAAATTATCTCCGTCTACTAATAGTGTTTTTGTCACATACCTTTTTTAAAGGGTTCTCAATCTTCTTTTTCTTCTGTTAAAGTGAAATCACCATCAGAACCGATAATGTCTTTCCAATAATCAGCATACTCTTTTTTGTATTCTTCGATAGAGGTTTTTTCTTCTGCAGAATCTTTACCCGCCAAGAATCCGTGAGGAGTTACAATTATTTTACCATCATCATATCCTAAACCATTGATGTGATTTTTCAAAACAGATATTTTACTTCTTATCGCAAACTTAACTGAACGTTTGTCTTTGGTTGCTGTAATCTTGGTAGTTCCTGCTCCTTTTTGATTTCCAAATAGGAAAACTAAAGAAGAATTTAACCAAACAGATTCACCACCTTTCGCCTTAATTTTGGGTTGACCAAATGGATTATCAGGAAGTTCTACCCATGGTTGATTAATAATAATCAAAGTATTTTCATATTCAGTATCAGCCTTTCTAGAACCTGATATTCTTTGGTTGATTCCCATACCAATTTTATCTGATAGTACAGATGCGTTATGTTGTTTACCACCCTTACCCTCATAAGTCATCTTACACGGAACAGAACCAACTGAATCCCAAATAAAACATAAACTATAGGTTAGTTCTCCTTTTTCTTGAGCGTCAAGTAATTGATTAATGTACTCAGTTATTTGTTCTATATAACTAAAATTGTTGTTGAAAAGGAAAAATCCATCCCAATCCATCTCACCTGTTTCTTTATCAGGAACTTCCTCACATTCAAAACCCATAAGTCGGGCATGGTCAAAACTCCATTTTTGTTCTGTAATAATGAACACAGGTAAAATACCCTTTTTCTGCGCATCGACTGCTGATTTAATTGCTGCTGTGGTTTTACCTGTGTCTGAGTGACCTAAGAACATGTTAATATGCCCAATTGCCGGACCAGGTATTCCAACCGCATCCAAAAAATCTTGACCCAAATCAAAAAATCTTTGTGGTTTATATTTTGCCGAAGTAGAAAACTTTTTCTTTAAACTACTGAATTCATTTTTCTTTATTGCCATTATAAATTATTTTAATTTCTTCAAGACTGGTATATCCATACCTATTTTCTCTTTTGTCATTTGCTCATCTTGTACATACACTGTACCAATTTCATCTTCGTGAAACGATATTATAGTAACCGGTAATTTACTTACAGGGTCAGATTCCATTATAAAACCAACTAATACTTTATCACCAACCTCTATTTTTCTTCCTGAAGAATATCTTTGATTTGGATTCTTCATGGCTTCTTCCTCAGTCAGAACTATTTTAGTATTGTTAATCTGAAATTGTAAAAATTCTTCGAGTTTCATGTTTCTATATTAAAAAAAAATTGTGGGTGGCATTTACCACCCACTTATTAAAAATTAAAACGGTAAGTCTTCGTCTGGTTCAGATTCTGCCTGTGGGTCACTATATTTTTTACTACCACCAATCGATGTTTCTCCCTCGGTACTATCTCCGTAGATATATTTACCTAATTCTGAATCCCATCTTGGTGTCTCACCTCTAGCAATTGCTTCCAAATAGTCTACAGGTTTTTTAGAATACACATCGTTCCAAGTCAACTCATCTTTAACCCACTCAGAAGCCTGTTCTTTTTCAGAATGTACTGGAGTTGGGTCATCGTACATAATTGTTGATACAGTTGTATATTCTTTACCTTTTGGAGTTTTAGATTTTGTTAATTCGATAATCAAATCTCTACCTTTTTCAGCATCTGTAATATCACCTTTAGCTCTCCAAATAGGAATAATCTTATCGAGAATGCCCTCGTTTTTATAATTGTGTTTGAATCTCCAAAACTTAGGTCCGTCTTGTTCGTTGTCTCTATCTATTACCTTAACAATATAGAATTTACGAGATTTGTATTGTTTTGCTAACTCTTTGTCAGATTCTTTACCTGTTGACATAAGTTCTTCATAAACTTCATTCAGAGGTGAACGTTCGTTGTCATTTTTTCCTGGGTCATAGAATTTTTGCCATTTACCTCCAACTTGGATTTCGTGGTACCAAGCTTCTTTAAATGGTGATGAACCATCTGGTGTAGGGAGAATTCTTATTCTCCTTTGTCCTGAACTTTCTTTATCACCCAAAATGAGAGCAAAATACTTTTTCATTCTTTCGTCTTGAGACATTTTTCCTTGGGCCCCGCCCCCTGAAATTTTCGATTTTTCGTACTGTGCCAATACGGCGTCTAATGTATTCATGTTATAAAATTTATATTACAAATATAGTTCAAATAAACAACTTTGTCAAATTAAAAAGGTCCCGTAAGGGACCTCTCATTAATATTCTGGGTTGAAGTGTGGTTGGAAACTATCTTTCATTTCCTTATCACTAACATCAGTTATTTGGTCAGAAGTCAAAACATAATCATGTTTTCCCGTCTTTTCCATTTCTTCCTTTTTATCTTCGAAGAAGTCTGAAAGTTTTTGATTAAATGGATACGAATCATAAGTTCTTAATTCCAATTTTTCTTCAGGTGTCTTTTCTCTGTATTTTTCTATTTTACCTTCTAAAGAATTCAGTTTATTTAACACAGCATCCATCTGAGAAAGTTTTTGCTCTAAATTAGAAACTTGAGAAAATAATGAGTTAAAATACTCCTCTTGTTTTCTTTCTATGTTCTCTTGAGATTTTACTAAATCTGTTACTTCCAATTCTTCTTTACCAGTATCTTCTTCTGAAGTTCCTTGGTCATCTATTTTTTCAACATCAGTATCAGTTTCTACATCAATCTTTTCGGGTTGTGTATCCATTGCAGTTTCCTCGGGTTGAGGAGCATCCTCTGGCGTAGGTGGTGGAGCTGGAGGTAGAGCTTCAGGTGCTCCGGCCTGTTCATTTATATACTTGTTAATAAAATGATACCTCTCAATTTCACTTAAAATTTTTTTATCTATACCCATTTTTAGCCATTTAATAATTGTTTTATTCCACCTACTGTTTCTACTTTTACTTTTCTATTTGCAAAAACTTGGTGCCCTGCTCTTTCGATTAATCCATCTCTTTCTCTCACAACGTAACATTCTCCTGTATCCAAATCACAAACTTCTTTGGAGCCATCTCCATTATCTGATTCACTAAATCTTACTTTTTTTCCTAAATAGTTGTTCAAGATATTATTAATACTCATAAAATCTTTTCTTATAAATATATGCAAAAGAACAAATTGTTTATTTATGTTTCTAAGGTAGGAAAGTAAAATCCGTTGTTGACTGAGCTTCTCCACCCGTAGTAACAACTTTAATTTTCCCTCCAGATTTATATTGAGGAACAAATACAATTTTTGTTTGTGTATTTTCGTTTATTGTTGTACCTGACCCATTTAAATAAACCATAGTTTTACCGATTAAATTAGTACCTGAAAGTGTAATTGGTACAATTTCTGTTGAGCCTGTTGGATTAAAGTTAATTATCGTTGGTTTTTCACAAGTTTCCTTGGTGTCGTCTTGAGTATTCAAATTGTTTTGTGGGTTGGTTCCTGTACTTGTGTTTGCGGTTGTTATTGTTCCATCAACAATTTTGTTGATTTCTTCTGTGGTCATTTGTGATATATTCAAATTGGTTATTGTTGCCAACTTATTCATATCATTCAAAGCTTCTTTCATTCTATCAGAATCAATTTTGACTGAAGATGTATTACTCGAAAGTAATGTATTGTATGTGTTTACAGAAGTTCCTGATGGGTTAAAGAAACAATAAAAATACTTATTCAATCCTTCCTGAACTATTCTTTTTTTATTTTTTTCCATTCGAGAATTTAAAAAATCAAAATATCTGAAAGTAGAATCAAAGTTTGCAAATGGTACTGTATTATCAGCCACATCAACACAACAATAGGTTTTATCAAAGAAAGATTTATAATTTGATTTGTAATCGTTTGTCAAATTAATTTTATTACAATAGTTGTTGTTGTACCCAACTATCTGCCCGTTGTCAATTTGAGATGAAATATAACTATAAACATAGAAAGCTCTTTGTAATATTGGGTCAACTGAGCCCGTCCTTTCTGTCAATACAGAATTGATGACTTTAATCATTTCTTCCTTGGTAATTTTTGTCACGACAGTCGGAATGTTTACAAATCCGTCTTGTAAATAAAGTTGATTTACAGTCAAGTCACATGCACCCAAAGTAGAAGAAGTGTTATTGTTATTCGAAGAATTATTTGTTGCGGTTTGATTATTCGTCGTAGATATTGGTGGTGTTTTTTGTACTTTATTTCTAATTACTGTTTCAATTCTTGTCAATAAATTTTGATTTATACTTTGTAGATACTTGTCTATTTGTGGTAAATCAAATATACCTTGCCTAACTCCTGTAAATTGTGTTTGGAATACACCAGGACTTATAGTGTGTTCAACATCTGTTATGAGATATGGTCCGTAGAACATAGGGACATTTCTCAAATTGAAATACATTGCAGGTTGTATCATAGCATTACCCAGTGACTCAACAGTGCAAGGATAGGTTCTTTGTAGATAGAAATTGTAGAGACTTGTGTTTTGAGTTGCTGTTTGAGTACCTGAGTTAATATTAATTGTGTTTAACGTTTGTTGTACAGATTCTGATGTTGCCTTACCATTATCTTGTCCAACTTGGAATGAATAAAAGACGTTTTGATTTTTAATTCCGATGTCTACATTGAATCCGACACATCTGTTAGATTTTGCATAATCAGCTTCTGACTTATTCGACAAATTTTCTCTAAGTGGAACTTGTGGAGGTATTCCAAAATCAAAACCATCGTTTCTATATCTAAAATATTTGTTTTTTGGTAATGCCGGATAATTTGATGGTTTACCAACAAAGAACCCTACTAGTTTTGGAGAACTTTCTCTGTAATCAACATTTAAAAATGTTCCCCAAAGATTATTCGCAAAATCTAGACTTCCTTCTGGTTTCCTAGTGGTGACTCCATCAACATCTTGGACATTGTAAAAATTAACATAGGCGGGAAGATTCATCACGTTGAACTTATTTTTCAACATCAGTGATGTTATTAAATCTTGTACAGTCTTATTATCATTTTCTTTTGCTGATGTAAGCATTGTTTTTAAATCGAAAATATCAACAAGTAGTATATCTCCTATGTTTCTCGAAGCTCTATCTAAAAATAGAATATCTTCAAAAAGAGTTTTAGTTTCAAAATCGTACCCGGCAACCCATTTATCGTTCAAACTTTTGAACATTTCATAAAAATTAATTTTAGATTGTTGTCCATCGATTATACTTGGTTTTACCGTTTCACTTACTTGGCTTTGATTTGGTAATTTTTTTCTTATTAAATTTAAAACCCCATCAATAAATAAATCTTGTATACCTTTACATGCCGCAAAATATTCTTCTAATTGTCTTTTAACCCCTAAAACTGTACTAGACTTTTGAAGTTTTTGTGTTGCGTAAATTTTAATAAGTGGAGAAAGAAGCTGAATATTTTCAACTGTGAATTTTATATTATTGTCAATAAAGAAATCAGTAATGAATGAACCATTATCTTTGTATACCAATTGAGGTATTGTAGAAAATCCTACTTCTAATTCCAATTCGAGCCACTCTTTCGGGTAATTTGTTTTAGATTGTTGTAAAGTCGTTGTTCCTCCTTGAGAGGGTAAACTACCTTCTACATATGGTTCAAATTTTATCGGGTCAATAAATGTCTGACCTAATCCTTGAGGGTATAAGTAAGAATCAAAAATTCTTTTGTTATAGTTCGTTGGATTACCATATCTAAAAATAACATCATACTCTAAAAATGATGCTAATTTGCTCTGAATGTTTTCATACTGAGTATTGATTGTATTAAGAAAATATGTTTGATTTGGAACGTTGGAAGTGTTAAAAGGTACTTTCATCATGTTACTGAAGAACGCTTGAAAGTTTCTATATATTGAATTATTGTCAACCCCATTTGAGTCTAAACCATAAAGTTGAAATCCTGTAGTAAGGTCAGTTGCGGGTTTCGAAAAATTCAAGAACTCTGTTTCGAAAGTATCCAAAATCTTTTTTTCGAACACAGAAAATATATCATCAATTTTCATGTAGTTTTCTACCTCAGAAAATCTGAAAGGCGATAATTCTCCAGGTTCCATTTTGAACACATTAATGTATTCATCATACTTTGGTTTTTTTATTTTTTCGAAATCAAAATATCCGAAATTAGGTGCCGCCCAAAATAGTCTGACTGAACCGTTAAACACGCTAGGATTTCCAGCAAATGCGTATCCTTGAGTTAGTGTATTTCCATTGACAAGAGCTTGTTCTGACTCATTAACGTATGTACCGAATGACGGCATCACATACATTTCTTGTATTGATTTGGTTTCTGTTTTACAATCTAATGTGGTCGATGAAAACTCGATATTTGCCGGAATTAAAACTGACCAAGTTTTCACATTGAATGAATTACTACCGTTTTGCACATTAGATATATTAGAGGTGGGGAAGTTATAAACGTTCATACCTCTATTCACAGCACTTTGGATTTCATCATCAGTATAGTCCTTGAATAAATCATACCCGTTATAGAATACATTAAAGTCATTTATTGTTTTGGGATAAAATCCCACTTCTATATTATTAATTTGACTATATCCTGATTGTAATTGAATTTTTTGTTCTTGACCATTTTTTACATAACTATAAGTTTTGGCAACATTTCTAGTTATTGGGTCATATTGGTCAACAAAGTTGAAACTACTCCAAACATCAGATAAGATGTCTCCACCTGTTTGTTTGAATGTTTTATATCGGTGCCAAATTGAACCCATTTTTAAAATCCATGCATAAGGAAGTTTGTGTATTGCACCATATTTTTTTAGTGATGCAAACATGTAATTCAAATCGTCAATTGGATTTTGTAAACCTATTTCTATATCAGCGGTGGTTGTCACCGTTGATGTTGATTTAAGTTTCTCTCTAAGACTTATTAGTGGTAATGAATTCAAGAAAAGGTAAGCCGCCGCTTTAAATGGGTTTTGTGATGACCTTCTCAAATTATCAACCCCTTTGGATATTGAATTTATAAAGAAGGGGGTATTCAACATTGATGTTGTTGTCACAATGGGTAATTGTCTTTGTCCTGCAGCAGTTCTTGCTGGCGAGTCTGTAAAAGTATATCCTACTGTTGGAGGAAAGTCTGAAGGGAAAGTTGAGTTATAAAACTCATTTATCAACAAAGAATTTGTTACTATTTTGTTCGGATTATTAGAATACAAATAACAAAAATTTGTGACAGGTCTTTTTACATTATAATTGTCCAAATCGTTAAAATTCGAAATGACATTTCTTTGTTCAAAAACTTCTAATACAGCATTAGTATTATATCTTTTATTTGCTTTGTTTTGGTCATACCCCACCAAATTTGTTTCACACCATGTATCGTTGATAAACGGATAAGTGTCCATGATATTTGGTTCCGTATCTATTTCGATTACTGAACGTAATTGTTCGTTTGTATTTGGTAGGTTTTTTTGTGGCTCAGGTCCTAACTCACTCACTTCGAGTATTGAGAAAGATTTGTCAGTAAGTGTCCTAAGATAAGGAGTGACAAAAAAATCTCTTATAAAATCTTGCCAAGACCTACCTGTACCTTGGTTAGAAAACCCTTTCAAAAGATTCAAATAATTATTGGCAGTAATGTCATAATTCTTCAATTTATAATTTAAGTATGGAGTACTTACCCCCAAACTTAATTCTATGTTTTGACTTTCTAAGTCTTGTAAAAGAGTTGTCAGATATGTTTTTCTGTTCTCGGGTGTTCTACCTAATCCAGTATAATAAGCCGTAACAAATTGTCTCTCCCAAATTTCATAGAAAAATTTGAGTTCATCTTTATTTCTATATGCAATATCTAACTGAGGATATTCTATTGCGTTAATATTAATTAAATTTGTTTGTTCTGATGTGTCTAATGGTGGTTGAGAAACCGGTATATCAAACTTTTGAGTAAGTCCCTTACAATATTCCTCAACAAACTCAACCTCAGGCCATTTGTCATACTCATCCGCCTTTGTCAACCCAACAACTGATGGGTCAGCTAAATAGGTTAATTGAAATCTACCTTCAACATCTTTGTTTGTTTCAACAAAAAATTGTGGCCACGGATAAACAAGTTCTTTAGCATCATCCAATGGTGTACTATCAATAGTACTTATCTGAACTTCATCACCTTTTAAATCTGAACTTTTTACTGAAAATTGATTAGTGTAAACACTTTTCCTTATCGGGTCGTTTCTCAAAGACCATGCTTTAGTATGAACATCGTCAAGTAATCTCAAAAATCCCTCGGTAGTTGCCATTATAATTCCAACAATATTTCTTATTGAAGGTCTAAAACCAATACCTTGTTTAGGGTCTTCTATTTTTTTGGAAAGTTCTGTAGTTATTAGAGATTCATAATCCGCCTGTTTTCTATTGGCACTAGTTTCCATTACTTGTAGTTTTTGTAAAAAACCATCAAAATCGAAAACTGGTCCGAATATTATAGATTCTTTACCACTAGAGTCGACTTGTTTGTATCCTGTAAATAGATTTTTTCTTTGTTGTTTATAATTCTCTACTTCAGGTGAGTCTACTGACTGCGCAAATATCCCTTTCTCTTGAGCACTTTTTAGTAAGTCTACCGTTGCAGTATCAAAATTACTAATCACGATAGTATCAAATTTTATCGGATTAATAATTGGGAACTTTCCTCTTTTACCTAATGTACCAGCATTTGCCAAAGTTTCTGTATATTCACCTATAATTCTTTTTAATTCCTCAAGAGCGGTATTTTTTTCAGTGACATTGAAACTATTTTCTTTGAATGTGTATACCCTACCTCCGTTTTTCAAAATAATTGGGACAGGGTCGACCCATTGGATAAACCAAGAATCGTTTGCCAACAAAACTTGGTCGGCATATTTTTTCAAATTTCCTTTATAATCTCTACAATCTGTTAAAGGTTGGACATCAGCCTCTGTAAAAGATTCTAATATTCTAGTTTCAAAAGTTTGTATAATGTCAATTAATTGGTAGAACGTTATTTCAGGAAAATCTTTTGGTAATAATTTTTTTGCTTTGTATTCACTGTAAACCTCAACAATTTTCTCATAACCTTTTTCTGTCACTAATGAACTAACGACTTGATTATTGTTTGTATTGAGTGGTTGTGGTGCGTTATTACCTGTGGCGATAGCCGCATTTTGTACGTTTTCTGTCGGGTTCGAACTTCTTGTAATGTTATATATAGTTGAGTACATGTGAGGTGCCGCAAGCAAATGTTGCATTTGTACCTCATTCAATATTCCAAATTTAAATCCTTGGAATTCCAAATTGACTTGATAGTTCCCACTGAATGTGTTGAACCTTGCATTGAAACTTTTAAGATTTAGTTGGTACCTAATTGCCTTACCAAAATATCCTTTTAATGTTAAGTAGAAAGGAGGGTATGGCATATTGAAAAATGCCGCATAAGGCGATTGGTCTCCCAAAGAAAATAATGCCTTTCCTTGTACATCTTCCATTGTTATTGAAACAGTGGGTATGAACGAGCTCGTTATTTTTACCAAGATACTTGTTATACCTAACAGTCCATTATCAACACTACCATCTATTCCGTTGGATTTGATTCCCGATTTATTGTACGACTCTTTTCGATTTGGTGATTGAATTAGGGTTTCTGTCTTTTGATTAGCACCCATTCCGTATTTACCATTAGGGTCTTTCGAGGTAGTATCTTTACCTGTCAATTCATCATAATATGTTGTGGCAAAGTAGTCTTTTTTGTTTGGCCCTAAAAAATTAATTTTTGCAATGGAAATTGTTCTACTTGTATCTTGTGGACTTCCTCCGACAGCAAGTTTTGTTCTTGGTAAGACCTCTGCTTCCAAGTTTGCATACATAACCAAATTCTCATGGTCGACTAATCTTTCTTTAATATTACCTTGATAATCAATGGTTTTATTTGGGTCAACGATGATGATATTATCATAATCAAATTCAACCAAAATATTTCCAGAATTATCAGGTTGTAAATTACCTACCATAATAATAAAAATAATTTTCTAACGCACCTTTATATTCTTGTAAGGATGCTACTAAAGGATATGGAATTGTCAATATAGCCCCGTCATATATATTTGTTTCCAATCCACCAAACTCAGGATTTGCTTGTAATATTAACCAACCAAAATACGGTGTCCCGTAAAATTCCTGTGAAACTTTATCAAGCCTACTTCTAGCAACTTTATATATATAACTTTTGTCCGAAGTCTTTCTAGGAAGAAAAACAAAAGGTACTACGGTTTGTTGTCCGTTTATCAAAAATTCATCATATCTATTGTAATATCCGAATGCCATTAGTTAAGTTTTGATTTACTTATATATATTGAGCCCGAAGGTCCTGATGCAGCATCATTAAAGGTTTCTGTGTTTGTGTTGTTATTTGTGCTTCCTCCGAGTGATACTATGTAATCATTACGGGCTTCTTTATATGTGTCCTCTGTTGCATCAGGTAAATTTGAATATTTCAATTTTCTTTCCGTTGTTTTGTTTATTGCCGTATAGTTAAGATAATCTCTTAACTGTCCTCTTTCAATACTATCCAAGAATGATTGGGCATCTTTATTTTCGGTTACAAATATAGGCTTACAATATCCAATCCAATAATCGTCAACTATTTTAGAAAGCTCAGGATTACTGTTTTCCATTAAAGATGGGTTAGACAATACATCTGCAATCAAAGAATCTTTGAAAGACTGATATTTTTTATCATCAACTATATCTTGATTCAGAATCATATACTGAAATTTCACCGAGAGTTCATCAGGAAAATTGCTTTGAGAAACGGGTGTGAAAGGTGTTGTAACTGAAAATTTGTTATTCGCTGGTTGAACCAATATATTTTTTGATTCTTTTCCTGAAGAAGTTGTGAAATTTAATTCTTTAGTAGTTTCTATATAATACTTTTTTAAATTTTCTTCAGTTTTATTTTTGTCTTCAATCAACGTGTTTAGGCTATTTCCTGTTGTATAATAAACAAATGTTTCTCCTTTTTTGTTTTGCAATCCATCTGTTCCAGAATTATTTCCAAAAGTTATAATCAAAAGTCGTTGTAAATCTTTGTAATATTTTTGTTGAACAAGAACCACATCTTGGACAATTTTGGATAGAGAGTTTTCAAATCCATTTTGTTTTTGAGTTATTAAGTTAAGATAATTTTGTTTGATTTGTCTTATAGCCTTAACCGAGATGTTTTTGTTATTCATTATAAAATTCAAAAACTTGTCTATGTCATTTACTATTTGATAGTTATATTCTGAGAATATCTCTTTTATATTCTGTTGATATTGTAGAGGTTTACCAATAAAATATTCAGTGTCCGTTCCATTTGGAGGAATACTACCTTTAGTGTATCCTCTTCCATATGTCCAAAGTTGTCTAATACCTTCATTGTATTGAGAAAGTACTTCTTTGTTTTTATTAAACACACTATTAAAATAAGTTTGAGTTTCATCAACAAATGAAGATATAAATGTATTATATGAAACTTCTCCTGTTGTTCCGCTTTCTGCATTTACAGATGTCAATACCTCACCAATAAATGAATTATTGTTTTGACCATTATTATTTTGTGTTTTATTATCTGCAGGAGTTTCAGTGATTGGATTTAGTTCTTGAAAATCTTTATCATATTTATTCAGACTGAAATCTGTTACATCTGCTCTATCATCATATACTTCGGTATTTGCATAGTAATTGAAAGACAGAGCGTTCTGAATTCTATCAATCGCTTCTTTAATACCACTTCCTCCAACAAATTTGAATGAAAGAGTAACATTCGCAATCATTGGTTGTATACCTACACCTTCAGGATTCAAATCCAAATTTTCATACTGAATCTGTAAACTATCGGGAATTATCTTTGTGTTGAAAAAGTCACCAACTCTAAGAACAAGTACTGGTGGTGCACCAAATGATGTGTTCACTGCGTTGTTGTATTCTAATGTTTCGGTTCCGTTGACTGACCTTACGGTGGGTATTGTTTCACCAGGTCTCATACATTGTTGTAAAAAAGTAAGTCTTGAGTTCAAACCTTCAGGTGTTGTTGAGTGAAAGGCCGGATTAAAAAATTTAAGTTTGTCTCTAAGGTTGTCATACACCATTGGTGTATCTTCCTTTATAGACTCGAAGTAATCACACTCTGTCATCATAAGTCTCAAAACTCTTTTGGTTATATTGTTTCTAAATCGTGTTCTGTCGACAAATGCAGTTACTGGAATTTGTGTTTGCTGAAATTGTTGGACAAAAACGGGTTCTTCAGATGCTGTTGAGTTTGCAGATAAATTTGCTTTCAAGTCGATAGATTTGATTCTAACACTTCTACAAGCCATAGCATTCACGGTGTTCACTTCATTCGAAGGAGCTTCTGAGTCTTTCTGCCCACATGTATATGTATCTCCAAATTTTGTTCCTTCTTTGACTTGGGCGGTACTTTCACCTTCTGCTTGTTCTTTGAAATTTACTGTGAAATTTGGAATTTTACTCAATTTAGGCTTTGCAGTTATATTTGGTATATAATTATTGATATATTCTTTGACAGATTCTACTCTATTTTGAGATAAAGCCTGATTAGTATTTTGACCGCCGAGAGCCGAAGTTGTTCCAACTAAATTAAAATTTACTGATGAAATAGTACCATTAACCGCTAATTCATATATCTTATTTAGTTGTTGATTAATAAAAGAAAAATTTTGTTCAATTACATTATTAAAAAATACCGCAACTTGGTCCCTACTACTGCTTGGGTTGGTTGTTGTTGGTGCATTATTAATGACATCGTTCTTCTCGTTTATGTACTGATTGTAGTAAATACTGTATGGTGAGATAGATGAGCCTTGAGGTGAATTATTGTTAAAGTAAAACCCTAATCCCGCAATATCATTTTTTATTGCATCCAAACTTAAATTAGGTGATTCTGCCACATTTTTATCTGCATTTGTTGTTGAGTCGTTTCCAGATGCTAATTCTTTTTGTGTCCATACAACTTGTTCCACATTTAGTTGCCCAAGTTCAATTTCTTTTTGAATTATATATAAATCATTTGGGTTAGCTAATGGATATTTTTTTACCAACTCGTACAAGTCATATTTCAAACATCCAGCAAAAAATGAATCGATTGTGGAGTTTATTTTTTCTCTACTTTCTCCGTCGTTAATAACTTTATTAACAATTAAATTCAAAACCGATGGATGGTCGACAACTATTTTCCAAGAAAGTGAACCTGTTCTACTTGTATTACTATACGTATAAATTGGTTCAGGTCTTCCAATAAAATTTGAGTCTTTCCATGATGCGCTTGTATTTTCACTAAATGTTAGTCCATAGGGAGGAAACCACATAACTCTACCTTTGTTCGGTCCTCTTTCGCATATTGGTAAATCAGCCCAAGTGAATCCAGGTTTGCTAGATGTCCTCCATGCCAAATTTTCCAATGAAAACATGTATTTTTTAGCATATCCGTCTGTGTCAGGATTGCCAACTAAATTTGTAGAATCAGCTGTACTATTCTTTTTGTTTGGATATATGTTTAAGTTGTATGTGCTATCCAAAACTGAAGAAGATATTCTTCTATTTTGGGTGGTCATACCTTGTGATTTTTGTAAATCATTGTATTGCAAATAGGGTAAATCTTTAGAAAATACTCTGCAATATTCCACACCACCCTCAACAGTTTTGTTTTCAGTGTTATATGTGTAACTTAATACTCTTGAACCTTTGGTTAGTTCTTTATATCCATCATTAAAAACTTTGGATACTTGGTCAATCGCATTTCCAACATGTTGTAATCTCCTACCTCCAGATTTAGGTGCACTATCTATTAACCTTTGTGTGTTGTCAAGTATCGAGTTGTTTTTGAATTGTATTTTTGTAGAGGTTGTTGTTCCAAACGATGATGGTGATTGTACTGGTTCAGAAGATGAAGTTTGTCCTCCTATACCGACTTTTTTCCCTGCATTCGATTCTGTACCAGGAGAAATCCATGTAAGTCCTCCCTCAATACCTCCTCCGTTGGTATATGCAAGACCGTTTGCACCTAATCTTACCTCTCTACTTGGTCCTTCATAAAGTTGTGCCAACTCACTTGGTCCATAAACCGCACTTTGTTGTTCTTGTCCGAAGCTATTGTTTGGTAGGTCTCCCGAAGGTGAGAATACTCTTGATGGTTCTGAAGTTGTGGAACCTATATAGAAATTACTATTGTTTTCATTTGTACCGACAATAGCTCCTAATAATCTATCAAACACACCACGAGAATATCCTGGTTTGTATCTGTTGTAGTCCAAATTACCAAATAATCTAGACTTTTGTCCTCCTCCTGTATTATCTAAAAATAGTTGTGAACCCGACCTATTCGTGCCCAAAAGAGAATTAACAAACTTACCAACCGCACTTTTTCTAAAAGCGTTATTTAGTTGTTGAATAGTTACAGGTTGTCCTGAGTTGATTGATGGGTCAAAATAAGAACCTGGTATGGTTGATACAGGTATTATTGTGCCGGCCAGTCTTAATGCAAAATCTGTCGCAGCAAGAATTGGATTGGCCGGGGAAGTAATTCTGTAATTTGGTTCTATGAGAGGTACTCTGCCTGTTGCTAAACTCAATATATCAGTACCCCCTCTAACATTGAAAGCGTTAATTCTTCCTATCGTATTGATTCTGATTTCCGCGGCTATTCTTTCTTCGAACCCTTTTCTTAAAAGGTCTGCGCCCAATCTAGCAATATATGAATCTTGACTAAGTAATCCATCACTACCTACAGGGTCTCTCGACAAAAGAATACTTACGTTTCTATAGTAGGATGGTACAAATTGTAGTGGGTAATATGGTTGTCCATTAGGTAATCTATTACCGTCTCTTATTACAGTTTCAAGAGAAGAAACCGCTTCTGCGCCATCAAATATATTAACTCCATCTGCATAAGGGTTGAGTGGTCTGTATTTCCTAGCTTCTTGTTTTCCTTCCTCAACAATATTGGCATCTTGGTAGCCATATTCGCCTTCATTAGATTTAGTATTTAGTAAAGCACCAGGGTCGGGGACTTGTTTGTATCCTCCTTCCGCACCGTACTGATTAACCTTGTATAAATCTTTTGAAAATAAGGGTTCGTCTATAAGAGTGTCGGGCGAATCAACTACAGAATAGTTTGATATAGGTGCATCATAATCTATGGGTGCACTAACTTTGCTAGGTGATTTGGGATAAGGAACCAAATTCCTAACAATAAGTTTTTTCCTAAAACTTTCTGATGATACTAGTAGTGGGCTAGCCATTTATACTTTTTTAATAAATAGCCTATTGTAATTTTTTTATCTTTTCGGCATATAATCACCGTCTACCTTATTTACCCCTTGTTTGATAATTTTGAACAATTCCTCATCAAATTGAGCAACAAATTTTTTCCTGTCCATTTCTGGCATGGTTGACAACATTTTTACAAGTTCAGGACTTCCTGTGAGTTCTATCTTTGTTATTTGTCCTCCAGTTACATTTACATCTATTTTGTTTGGCATCAATCCCTGTTGTGTAAACTGTCTTCCTTGAATTCCAGTTGAATAATATTGAGTTAATGACTGATTATTTATTATCTGACTTATCCTTTGTTCCGCTTGTTTAAGTTCTCGTTGAGCTCTTCTTTGTTCTTGGTTTCTTTTTTTCATCTCATCGGTCATTTCCGCACCCGAAATCATTGGTTGATTTTTCATTAACTCATTAATTTTTGCCGCCTCATCTTTTATCATATTTAACATTTTGGGAAAATCAGTAGCGCTAGTTGGGATTCCTCCTGCTCTTTCTTTGGCTTCTTTTGCAACCTGTTCACCCAAAGTTTCGAGTGATTTTTCCAAGTCTTTTATAGCATTATCGTCACCTTTAATTAAACTTTCAACGCTTTCTTTAACCCCACGAAACAACGCATTTGACTTTTCTCTAGAACCCTCTGTTGTGATTCCTGTTTGGTCAGCGGCAGTTTTGGTTACTGCATATCCTAATCTTCTTAATGTTTCCTGAAGTTCTATTACAGTTTTTCCTGAGGCAAGACCAAGTGTTAATCTATCCTTTATTGATGCAATATTTGTATTCATCAATGTTTGTGTATCTAATTGACTTCTCTGAATTTCCTCCAAAGTTTTGGGTGCTCCTTTCTGTAATTCAATAAGTGTTTCAATTTGGTCGTTAGACAGTTTTTGTAATTCAACCGATTTTCTACTTCCGTCGTCTTGAAGCATATCAATTACATACTTTCCTTCTTTATCCATCCTCGCTAAGTTGGCAAGTAACATTTTGTCTTCCTCGGATTCGAATTGGAAATCAGGTTTTATCATCTCTAATTTCCTTTGAACGTCTGCAGCATTAAGTGATAATTTCATAAGTTCTTCACTACTCATACCTGCTTGGTCCGCAATTTCTCTCAACATTAACTTACCGTAAGGTGTAATTTCAAATCTTTTTGTTTGCTCATTGAATTCACTATATTGTGCGGTCATTTCAACCAAAGCATCTTGTAGTCCTTCAGGGTCCATAAGTGATTTATACATTAACTCAAATGGGTCTGTTAAAGTTCCAACTGACACACCTAATCTTTGGAACGCGCTCGAAAGTTCTATTGCCTTCTCAGGTTTAAGTGCGTTTTCCGCTAATTGGAAGACTTGGTTCATGTCGAATTTGAGGACTGTGGCTTTAGTAGCCATCCTTGTCAATCCTTCAACACCATCTTGAAAATTAAATTGATTCATTTTGCTCATGTATTGAAACGTGGTGTCCATAACTTGTACAAGGTTTGCACCTACGTTTCTAACATAACCTATGGCATTTTCTAATTCGGGTCCTATTCTTGAGAATTGTACTCCTATTGATTGAAAATCTTCTACCATACTATCCACTGTCCTACCCATAACTTGGCTTGCGGATAATAAACTTTTAATATCATCTGTGCTTGCTATTACATTTCTTCTTGTGGCAACGGAAATTGCTTCAAAAGCCTGTGCAGCATCTTCGAATTTTAAACCTAAGAGAGCCGCTTCGGGTGTTGCATCTGCAAGAGCAACTTTGAGCTCTGCAACTCTTTCTCTGGTCATTCCAAACAGGTAATTAACACTTCTAGCCCTACCCTCTAATTCCTTCATTACATGTTTGACACCATCTAGTCCAAGACCTTGGCCTTCTTTATTTTCATTATCTACTGTACCTTTAGTTGTGAAGGCTTTTATAAAACTTTCTAAAACATCCATAAAAATAAATAGGGTGAATTATACTTTCTTATTGAGTTCTATCCACTTGTCGAGCAAATATTTCCTAACGAAAATTGGCATTTTCATAAAGTCTTCCCATGAGACTTTTAATAGAGTAGATAAATAATAAAATTCGTCTAGTTGTCCAACCCTATAATCAGAAGAAAGGACGAAAAAATTCAACCCCAAACCCAACGTTGATTGTGAGTTTTTCTCCTGATGGGGTTGTGATTGTTTTTCTTAAATCTAACCTTGGAGTATTTTCATCCAAGAATTTTTTAATTAATTTAGAATCCGAAATCGGAAGTTGTTCTATGAATTTTGCAATATATCCTTTGTCTGTATTTCCCCCAACATCTACTATTTGTTTTTGAAGTTTGGTTGTTACTGAAGGTGAAATTCTACCTTGCGGATAGCTGTCTAATATTTTACTTATTTCACTAGAGTCACCTAAAGTGAGTGGTTTAAGTTTCACACTTACTTTACTTTTAGGCAGTTCTAAAGAGAAAGTACCATCAGCATTAGGTTCTTGCCCTTTAACAATTGGTAATTCATCTAACCTAACAGTTGTACTGAATTGTTTACTTGTTTTTGGGTCAGTGGCATTTATGTTAATATCCGGTCCAAAAGATGAGTTCCTTAGGAATATGAGTATTGCCTCTACATCACCCTCTAAAAGTTCTTCCACTTTTAAATCTGGCTCATACAATTTATTTCTTATTAAATTAAGTGTTAAATTATCAGAACCTCCCATTATAATGTTCTCATCCGCGGCAGTTAAATATCCAACTTTAACCGACCTTTTTTTATTCTTGTAAAAGAATCCCTCTGAAGGTAGAGGTACTACATCATGTGGTAATGTTAAATTTTCTTGTCCGTATTGTCTTGATTGGTCATCCATATAAAAAAATTAACCCTAAAGTTTATGCCTTTAGGGTTAAATATAATACCAATTAATTTTAAATAAATAATATTAATAAACTAATACACAACGGTCCATTCTCATAGTAGCAGTTATAGTTGCTAAACCATCTTGGTTATAAGCCAAAGAATTAAAGTTTACGTCAGTCAAGAATGTTCCGTAAAGAATCCACTTTTCTACAACTACACCTGTTGGGTCCAACATTTCCAAGTCTACGTCTTTTTTGTAACCTGCAGCATAACCCATACGACCTGTTACAGATTCTGCATGTAAACGTACCCACTCCATCAAAGCTTGTGAAGCTGAAGGACCGATTGGGTCTCTAAATGTTACGTTAAGTGTTTGCCAGTTAAATCTTCCTGCAACCCATACAGATGTATTAAGGAAAGGAATCTCAGTTGCAGCGATTTGTATATGAGGTCTAGCAGTACTTTCTACAAACCATTCATTGATACCCAAACTCGACGGAAACCTCAAAATGAAACGATTCTGACGTTTCGGTTCATAGGGTATTGGCATTTTCATTAGTAAGTCAGCCATGTTAAAATTTTTTTACTTTTTCGTTTATATGATATAAATATATGATGTTTAAAAATTTTTCTATTTACTTTGTAATTTAAAAAAAATACATTTATTTATATTCTTCTTTACTTCCAGTTCCAGTATAAAAAGTTTTAACTGGTTTTTCTGGTTTATCTTTATAATGTTTTCTCATTGATTCTATATTCTTAGGGTCATCATCTGAAAAACCTATCATAAAATCACTAGGCATAAATTTATTACCTAAATCTTTTTTTAAATAAGCTCTTTTGTTTAATAGAGCTGCCATTCCCTTAATGTAATCTATAAAATCGTCCATCGCCATAATTTTAAGTTCCTCGGGTGATGCAGGACTTGACTCTGAACCAAATGATACGGGGAAGTATTTGTTTAATGAAAGATAAGATTTGATAAGTTCTTGGTCGGACATTTCTTCCTCCCCCACAAAAGACCTGTACTTTCTTAAATTTTTTAAAAGTTCATTTTTATCTATCCCCCCAAAACCGGAGACAATATAATTGTACACCGCTTGCTTTAAAGTTTCAGGATTGTGTCCTCGAGCAGTTATGATTGAAAATATCGAACCATTATTTATGGCCTCTCTGAAATCATCGAAAGCAGGGCCTTCTTTAGCCCTAAGTGAATCAATTATAAATTGTTTATCACCTTCAGTTCTAAAATAACGGAAAGGTTGGTCAGCATATCCTACTATTTCTTCACCATTATAATTGAAAGTCTCTTTCCCAATTTGACCTCTGTATTTGGCAAAATCCTCAGTACTCATCCCCACTTCTTTCCCGTCAGAATTTTTCACCATTATTTTGGTGGGCATATGAACAATGTTATCATCCCAATCGAATGCATAGTATTTCATATTGGGTGTTGTCTCGTCTTTAAAAGATTCTTTAACTATTTTCAACATATGATATAAATATCAAAACTACGAATAATTTACCTAACAAAAAAACCCTTCATTTCTGAAGGGTTTAGATTTTGTTTGATTGAACTTATATGTTTTCAAACGAAGCTCCTGTTGGAGTGATAAAAAACTCTATTTCTATAAATTCGAGTGCCTTTGTTGGTTTGAGATAAATTCTACCTGTAAGAGTATTTCTATCCAAATCTTCAGGTGAAGAAGATACGGTCACACGGAAGTCATATAAACCTCTGTCTCTTCTGATAGAATCCAAAATTGGATTTACACTATCTAAGAACTGTTGTCTAACGATTTGGTCGTTTTGTTCGAACAACAATCTAACTGCAACTGCCGAAATCAACTTACGTGCTTGTAGTAATAACCTTCTCACATTCAATCTATCTAGTGCTGAACTTGCTACTTGGAGGGTTTTATTACCCCAAATTACAGTTCCGACATCAGAGAAAGTTGCAATTGGATTAATTCTACCTTGATAAAGAGTGTCTCTATCTTCTTGAGTTAGTTTCAATCTCGCTTTTACTGAATTAACAAGACCTCTTGTGTAACCCGCTGATGCGAACCAAGGGAATGCGATGTTGTCAGTCAAAGCTAAGTTTCTACAAACCTCACCTGTAGGAGGTATATAAATTTGTGTATTATTAACAGTGTCTCTAACAAGAATCCAAGGATAATACGTTGCCGTATAGTTGGAATCAATTGCTGAATTATCTAAATTATCTACAGCTTCCTGTGGATAAATAATTAAATCACCATTATTAGAATCTGTTGTGTACATAGGATAGTCAGGAGTAGTACAGATGTATACTGAGTCTGCTCTAGAGAATTGAACCATGTTTATTGCCGCTTCGACAAGTTTTGGATTATTAACATAATCGATACTTGATGTTGCGAATACATTTATGTTTGTAGATTCAGGATTTTGGAAAGACAATATACCAAGTAGGTATGCGTAATAGTCAGAGTTTGCAAAATCTTGAGTATTTTTCTCTACAATAATTCTCTTGAACATTCCTTCACCTGTTGCTGATGGGTACCTCGAAGAAGGTGCCGCACCTGCCAAGTAACCAGAAGCTCCTAATCTATATCTGTCCTCATTTGTACGGTATTCTCTATAGATGTCCCATCCATCGAAACCACCTGCGAAACACACTGTGAACTTCCTTGAGTAAATAAAATAATAAGGGTTTTCTTGTGTGTCAGGTTCTGCTCTAAAATCTGCGTCTCCACAAGCAAACGCTGTTTCACCACTTGTTACGTATTCTGCTCCGATAGTAACCACAGTTGCCCCTGAGTCCATATGGAAACCTTGGGTAAGGTAGTTCCAAGGAGTTGAGTCAGTTGCAATACCCCAAGTTGCTGCTGATGGATTTCTTTTACCTTTATATTGTAAGAAAGAAACGTCAGTACCAATTTTTGTTGAAAAACCTAAATATGTTCTTCTAACATTATCACCAGTAGATTCATCAATCGATGCACCAAAAGCTGAAATTCCAAAAGGAGGATTGTAAATTACTTCACCTGGAAAATCATATTTTGTTTTATAAATAGGAATTGGAGATTTGTTAGTTGTTGAATCGTAAATTCTTTGGTCATATCCATAGAATCCACAAGGTAAAGCGTCTATAGGAGCTTCCTCAGACATTTCAACCATTATGTATTTAGAAACCAAAGGATATTCACCATCATAAGAACCAATTTTTTTACCAATAAAACTATTTGAAGCCGGGTCCATTGTACAGTTAGTGAATTTCTCAATAACAACTGGATTTTGGTCAGTATCAAAGAAGTTTCTAACTAATACATCAAACGACAAATTAGAAAACGAAATATTCGAAATTGACACCTTGATTTCAGTGTTAGCATCCGTTCCATCAGAGATGGACATAAATCTAAATAATTTATAAACCTTATTACCTCTTAACTCAGATACTAAGAAAGGAGTAATAGGACTTTGATATTTTTCTAAATTCCAAGCAATTGAATCTGAGTTGAACGATACTGCCGCTGGTAGAGAAATCAAATTACAACTTAATCCTTTAATATACCCTTTGTCATATAACTCATTTAGTTCCACAGGATAAATTTCTTCCACAAAAAGAGGAACTTCAAATCTTGATTTATCAAAATTGGAAACTCCGAATACTTTTGTTAAGTACTTGCTACTAACTGATGAGAAAGAAGTTTCAAATGAAAAAGTATCAGAATCAACAGTTATACCTGATATTAAGAATGTACCGAATGGGTCAGAACTTACACCTGAGTACGAACCAGTACAAACCATATTTACATCAGAAGTTCCAGTAACTTGATATTGAGGACCATGGTTAGATGAATCGTACAAAGAAATACCTCTTGAACGAAGAGTTGCTAAAACCATATTATTATAATCTTCGTATGCAGTACCTGAATAAGAATATACATTACCTGAGATAGTACCTGTGAAGTTTGAATCTCCGTCGTCAGTTAAAGAACTAACTACATAATCAAATGAAAATCCTGAGTAATTATCACCTGAGTAATTATCGAAGTTAGAATATAACCAAGGATAATTGTCAGAATTTGATAAATCATTCAGTGTAAAGTTCAAAGAGTTTACTCCAAAGGTATTTGTTAATGTTGTATAATTTGCAGATAAATCTGTATAATCACTTTCCAAGATAGAACCATAAACAATTGCAGTTGTTGCAGTAGTTGCTGGAGTATCTAAAAACTGGCCTAAATAAACAGAAAAATCATTGTTGAACGTTGAAACAGAACCGTCGCTCAATCTATACTGAACATTTAAAAGAGATTGTACCTGAGCCGGTAAAGAACCTGTTAATTCAATTGTGTTGCCTGTTGCACTTCCACTAAATGTACAAGTCCAAGGAGTACCACCAACGACTGAAAAATCAATTGAAGTTGGGTCAACATTAGCCGTTGCAGTTATAGTCCAAGAAGGACCTGCGTCATATCCTGACAAACCTAAAATTCTTGTAACAAAAAGTTGGTTTGATTGTTGAAGATATGATTTTGCAATGTAAGCTGCTTCATATTTTGGGATTTGTGTCCCCTGAAATTTAGTTGGTTCGGTTCCCCCGAAAAACGCTTGGAATTCATCGTAGTTTGTTATAAAGATTGGTTCGAAGGCAGGACCTTTTATTGTCTCACCTACTAAACCCAAAGTTGTAACACCCACACTCTGTGCCACAAAAGACAAGTCGGTTTCTGAAGTATAAACACCTGGAGAAACAAACACTTTCTGATTTACTTGAGCTGTTGCCATTATTATTGGTTTCTATTAAAGATTTATTTTTATTCATAAATATTAGTATTCACACCAAAAAACTTGACTTTTCCCAATCTATTTGTATTTAGTAAGAAAGTTTTCTGCCTTTTTTATCTTTTATGGCCAGCATATATTCAAACCCAATAAAGAACATTAAAATATCAAAAGACGCTCACACCCTTTTAAAGAAGTATTGTGATAAAAAAGGGATAAAAATTTACAAGTTTCTAGAGCAACTTATTTACGAAAAATGTAAAGAAAAAAAAGATATTTACGGGGAAGACTAAACCAACTTATTAATAAAAACAATCTTCGATTCCTTAGTATTATCAGTCTTTGTCACCTCAACTCTGAGGATGTCGTTAGTGTCAATTAGTATCTCATTTACATCAGACCCATAAAATTCATTATTGATGTACACATCGTAACTTGTCACGTTGGTTGTAGATTCAGGAGACATATTAACTCTATAATCCACCAACTCATTCAAAACTGTATTTCCCGTAACAAATAAAAAATCCTGTGTAAATGTATCGGGGTTGTCAGGTTCGAGAGGTTTCACCTTTGGTCTCGTAGTAGTATTACTAACCTCCATGACTTGTAATATTCTCGAAATGGCAGGTTTTATTTCAAACTCATCTTCATCAATCAAATAACCTAACATTGTAAACTCGTAGTTTTGAACGTAATATTTTCTTTTATCTAAATCCATCACACTTTCATCTATTACACTATTCATCAAGATTGGAACATATTGTCCTTTTATAAATGTGTAAGCTTGCCTTGAAGAAAATTTTTGAAGAACAATTTTATTAAACTGATTTAATTCCCTCATCCTATTACATATAATTCTTACGTTGTATGTAATATCTACAGGTACAGGTTGTGGAATCTTATAGATGTCCATACCTTCTTGATTTCCGTTCCAATTAGGTACAGATGCATAATAAAATTCTTTTCTATTTGGTATAGTCCATTGTAAAGAAGGGTTTGTACCATATTTTACATCAGGATTTCTTACAACGGTAATAAATGGAGGTTTCACGTTAAAATCTTGGTCAACAAAGTTCCATGTTTCTGTAAACTGTGTCCAACTTTGAGTTGTAATTAAAATATCAACCATAGGTACTAACTTTCCTGAAACAACTAATTTCAAATCAGTTTTAACAAAATCCAACATTCCTCTATCTAAATCGGCATGTAATACTGACTTGGGAAGATAAGTACCATCTTTATTGATATAATCTTTTAACTGCTCCCTTCTTGCCAACAAAGTTTTTTGTGGAACAAGAGGTAATGATTTTTTTATTTGTTTCGGAAACGGCATATTATTAAAGTCTACTTCCAAATGTTTTGAAGAAATATTCAGGAAACTCGGAGTGTCCGACATTTACGGCCAAAACATTATTAGGATTTATTTTTTTTAGTTTTTCCGCGGCATAGTTCAGACCCGAAGCACCCCAAGTTCTACCACTCTGATACGCCAAAACAAAATTTGCGTTTGGTGGTATTACAACTTTACTATAATCACCCTCGATAGATGGGTCTATTAAACCAACAAAATTGAAACCCATGGACAACGCAGGATAGGCCCTCACCCCTCCTTTGGAATAACCCGAAACTGAATTTATTTTAATACCTGGTATAGTATTATTTATAGACTCCAATGTTGTTTCCCAAGGGGCAAAAACAAAAGGTTTCATTCTCAACAATTCTTCAGGCACTCTTTTTTTCATCCATTCCCCTGTAGTATTGTACAAACCCCCAAATACCACAGCAAAAGGCATAGTCTTTTTAAAGTTATTTGGAACCGTAATTAAGAAGTCCCCAATCTTAGTTTGTTTATATCCTATGTTTGCCATTAGTTTTCTACTATAAAAATTTTATTTTTTGAGTTTATCATTTCAACTAAGTCCGCATTGAAGACGGGCTCTTCTGTTGATTTGATAATGAAACTATCATATTTGTAAGGATTGTAAGTAACCACATCACCAAATGGTTCTTCGGGTAAATTTTCACAGGGGTGTTCACAGTAATCCAACAAGGTTCCAATTACAAAAGCATGAACATTTTTTTGTTTTTTTGCTCTAACCATTTCTTTCCCTCCTGTTCTAACTCTAAATTCCACATTTTTTAATTTAGCATAATCTACGTGTGCCATAACAATTTCACGTATTTTAATTGAAAATGTATGTTTGTGCAGATTATAATATACCATAACCTTTTCACCTATTAGTGAATCAACAATTTTTTTTCTTTGTTCTTCTGTTATTACTATTTTCACAATCCTGTAAATTCATTAGTTGATGCCGGAGTTGCAGTTATTGTTCTGTAAAAAGGTTTATAACCAGCATATGTGTGTTTATTATCCGAAACAACCCTACCATCATCTTGAACACTATAATACCTAACTTTGGACTCCGTCTCGTAATATCCTAAATAATCGCCAAAAGCAATATCAACACCCAAATCATCCAAATACTTTTGATATACAGAAAATCTCATATTACCCGGTTCTTCCTGTTCTACTTTACTTCCCCCAAGTCTCATGTTGGTTGGACCCACAATTTGAACAAGACCCTTTATTTCTATTGGTGGTAAGAATTGAATTCCATCCTCGGGTGCTTCTCCATATACATCGTCTGTTTTGGTTTTATATCTGTCCACCCTATATAGTATGACAGTAAAGTTCATGTCCCCTTGGAGCCACTCTTGTCCCATCCCAATATCCAACGCATAATCCTCAGCACCAAAGAATTTTCCAAGTCTGGTAATCGGAACTAATTTTTCTGACATTTTTTATAAAATTTTACCTTATTGATAAATACACGAAATATTATTACATTTAATCTCAAAATATATTATGGAAATATTTCCTCCCTCAAAAATTTATATTACCAAAAGTAATATCCATGGGTATGGAGTTTTTGCCCGAGAAAAAATATTAGAAGGTGAAATAATAGAAGAATGCCCCATTTTAGATTTAGGTATGAAGTATGGCGAATCTTCGACGGTATTGGTTGATTATAGATTTAATTGGCCTCAAGGTGAATCTAAGTGGGAAAAACAAGTAGTTGCTTGGGGATACGGTTCATTATATAATCATTCGAATCAAGCAAATGCTTATTGGCGTTCAAATTTAGAAAAAGGGACTTTTGAATTTGTGTGTACTAAAGATATTGAAATTGGGGAAGAAATATTAGTTTATTACGGTGGAGATGCTTATTGGCAAGACGGAAGAACACATACTGAAGTAAAATGATGGCACATGAAACATTAGAAACAAGGGCGATGGACATTCTGTATGTCTATGATGGGTCAAACAATTATATTTTGGAGTTGAAAAGGAAATCCGAAATAAATAGAAAATTTTACCCGACCAGAAGTCAATGTGAATACATTATAGAAAATCACGACAAAAATCCTAAGGTTGCCAAAAAGTGGGTAATTTTAGATTCTTATTTTGCTCAGAAATTTGCCAACGACAAATTATTAACAAAAGTCCCTGAGAAAGTTTGGATTGAAAAACTTTTATCAGAACGTGAAAAGGCTTATCATGTTTGGGGAAAGTATTTTGAAGAAAGTGAACTCCACGAATTTTGGCTCCCTAAAGCATCGGTTATAAAAGACAACACAGTAAAAAATGTTGTTGTTGATTACACAAAATATCAAAAGAGACCTCCATTATCACACCAAAAGGAATCTATTCAGAAATTAGTTGAAAATAAAAAATTTATTTTAGCTGATGACATGGGACTTGGAAAAACGACAAGTACAATTATTGCGGCGTTAGAAACCGGTGCAAAAAAAGTTTTGATAATATGTCCAGCAACACTTAAAATAAACTGGAAAAGAGAGATAGAAAATTACACAGATAGAGAAATTTTCATTTGTGAAGGAAAAAATTACAGTTCCGAAGCGGATTTTATTATCATAAATTATGATATAATTAAAAATTTCCATGACCCAAAAAAGAAAAAGGAATCTCAAATATTAAACACGGGATTTGACTTAGTAATAATCGATGAAGCACATTATATAAAAAATGCTCAAGCTCAAAGAACCAAATTAATTAACGATATTGTTAAAGACATTGAAAGACTTTGGTTACTTACAGGTACTCCAATGACATCAAGACCAATCGATTATTATAACCTACTTAGTTTAGTTGATTCTCCTGTCGCAAAAAATTGGATGGCATATGTTGTAAGGTATTGTTCTGGCTATCAATTTAAAGTCGGTGCTAAAAAGGTGTGGAATGTTATGGGAGCATCAAACTTAGAAGAACTTAGAGATAGAACAAATAATACGATACTTAGAAGATTGAAAGAAGATGTATTGGATTTACCTGATAAAATTATAACCCCAATCTATCTTAGATTAAAATCTAAAGAATATGAAAACTTAATGGGGGAATACTACGAATGGTATAGAAGTAACCCAAACGAAAGTAATTCTTTAACAATTCAATTTACTAAACTAACAAAGGTCCGACAGGTAATTGCAAATGAAAAAATTTCACAGACGATTGAACTTGCCGAGAACATAATAGAACAAGGAAAAAAAGTTATTATATTTTGTAATTTTACAGAATCACTAAACAACATAGTTTCTCATTTTGGAAAAACCGCGGTAAAGGTTGATGGCTCAATGTCTAAAAACGATAGACAACACAGTGTCGATAGATTCCAAGAAGATGAAAAAATAAAAGTATTTGTTGGAAACATTAAAGCGGCTGGTGTAGGTATAACTCTAACAGCGGCTGAAGCGGTTATAATGAATGATTTATCATTCTTACCATCAGACCATTCACAAGCTGAAGACAGAGCATATCGTATAGGGCAAAAAAATAATGTTCTCGTCTATTATCCTTTGTTTGAAAATACTATTGAAGGCCTTATATATGATATTTTGATTGCAAAAAAACAAGTTATTGCCACTGTAATGGGAGACAATATTAATAGTGCTGATTTTGTTGAAGAGATAATGAATAGAATAAATGAAGGAGCACAATAATATATTCGTTTATTAGAATATTTATTGGTATGCCAGTAATAGCAGAACCAGAAAGAAGTCAGATTTACACAAGAATCAAACATTTATTGGGTGCACCATTAAGAAGCGTTGAAGTAGAAGACGAGATGATGGATTCCCTCATGGAACTTTCAATTCAAGACTACGAACAATACGTTTTGGATTGGTTGATAGAAACCAATTGGGTTAATCTTGTGAATTTAGATATGAGTGTGAAATCAGTTGCAAAAGCACTTGTCACAAGGACAATGGATTTTGAACAACAATTTCAATATTCATATTCAAAAATTGTGGGTCTTCAAACATCGGGTCCTTGGGTACTAAAAAAAGATTATTTCACTCTTAGTGCAAACACTCAAACATATACAATTCCCGCTGGTCGTGAAGTAAATGAACTTCTTTGGTTTAGTAACCAACCATGGACGATGTTCGGATTGGGTGGTGTGGGATTAGGATTTGGTTTGGATGGTGCGGGGTTAGGCGCTCCTCAGGCAGGATATGCACAATTTGGGTACCAAGGTTCGTATTTTATGATGTCAGGTTTTGATTATCTGATAAGAGCACAAGAAGCAAATATTTTAAATAGAATTTTAGGTGGTAGTTTAACCTACAGAATAACAGGATTACCTGATGGAAAAAAACTCATTCACCTAATGAATACGCCTAACGGAAGGTTCAATTGGACAAGTTATAGTCAGTACGTTGGAAAAAATGTTTGGTATTGGTATTATGACACTACAGGTGAAGATAGGGATGATTGTTTAAGGTCAAATCCTGATATAATTAAATTACCTTCAGATGTTCCGATTGGTCAATTACAATGGGTTGATTTAAACGAACCGGCAAAACAGTGGGTACGTAGATGGTTTACAGCATATGTAAAAGAAACCTTAGCAAGAGTTAGAGGAAAATATAGTGGGAATTTGAAAACCCCTGATAGCGAACTTCAAATGGACTATACAAGTCTTTTGACCGAAGCGGCAAACGAAAAAGCAAAATTAGATGAGGAACTTAAACTCAGACTAGAAAGGTTGAGGCCTGAAAAACAAATGGAAAAAGAAGCGTTAATTGCCGAAAATCTTAACAAACAACTTAAGTACCATGCCTTTCCTAGACAAATTTATGTAATATAATTGTTTATGGCAATCATCAAAAGTATACCAGCCCAAAGATTAGTACATGGGAGATTAATAGATACTTCAGAAATATCCGTAGTTTCCGAAACAGATTATTCCACACAAGGAGAAGATTGTATTATTGTTAGAGGTATTCCCTCGTGTGTCCTCACCTTGAATTCTAGAACTACTGACCATATTGTAGTTAAAGCTATGACTCACTTAATAATCAAACCTGATGTGAACACAATTGATGAACAATTCGATGAAATTGAGATGGATTTAGGTGCATGTGTTGAATTCAGATTTGTTGGTGGTTATTGGTACATTCTTTCATCAGACGGTTTGAAACAATCTTAATTTTGTTTCCCACCCATTTTCAGCCAATTCATACATATAATCAGGGGACAATCCTCTTTTTTCCCAATACTTCAGTTCCTGTTCAGTAACATCAAGTACGTCTTTTTGTAAATCATCTTGGTCTCCCTCACCTAATGGATTCCCATTTATCAGTTGGCATTGAGCTGTTGTGAATATTCCTCTCTCGGAAGGTTCAGAAACAATCAATGACTCTCTCACCTCATCTTGAAATACAACAAGTAGAGGTTCTATTCTTTTATTGAAAGTTGTTATTGCTCTTGGAACGTTGTAGTCGCCAGTCAACTCAGGGTCTTTTTCTAAAATATCCTTATCCAACATATAACAATTAACCATAACACCATCTGTAATTGGTTTTGCTTTAGGGTTATTATGTAAATTCACGGCATTTGTATCCTTAATTTGTTTTGCCGTCATCTTTTGTACATCTCCTTGAGATGCTTTAGTTCCATTATTAACATACATAATAACGTCACCTAAATTCACACTTATATTATTTTGAATTGCCAACTCCATGTGTGCCATTCTAGACATAGAATTTCCCGCCTTAGTCTTTGTAGATAATCTTTTTATATAATCATCTATGGTAAGTTTGACTTTGGCTCTTTGAGCAATTTTAGATAATGGTACTTTTTTGTCATAGATTTTTGTTAGATATTCATAATAATATTCTATAAATTCTTTACCTTGACCATGTAATAACATTTTTATTCCTTTATCTAAGAATTCCTCGATATATAATGGTAATTTTTTTGACTTAATGCTATTGCCAGTCAATTTTATTTTCCCTTTGGCATCCATTACCGCATAATTTTTCCTGGCCAAATTAATACACGATGGCCAAACACCGTCAGTATCTAAAGCCATTTCACCTCTCATGAATATATCATTATACTCAGCAACATCAGCCTCAGGACCTTTATAAATTTTACCTTCTTTAACTTTCCAATTCAAGCCACGACCAACGTATTCCCTCTCATTTGCATCATCAGGGCTTGAAAAGTTCACACCGTCCGTATCCATAACAAGTGGAACATAACCTTTTGTCATAAAAAACTTAATCATCTGTCGAAGATATTGTCTTCCTGTACAAGTGATTTGTTCACCCATATACATGTCACCCCACGCAAAAACCTGAGGTGCTGACAATGCTCCGAACATTGAGTTAATAAAGATTTTGATTGGTAATTGTTTGTTAGAATATGATTCGGACTTTTTCTTGTCTTTCTCATAAAATTCCTCTGCCAGTTGTTTGTATTTGATACGGGTGTCTCTAAAATACTTTAACATTCCCTTCATCGCACCTGTTACATCACAATCGGGAAAAACATCATGTACAAGCTGAATGGAAGGGTATAGAGACGAGAAGTCCAACTTAAGAACGTTCTTACTATATCCAACCTTAAGTAGTCGGGAAAGACCCCCTACGAAGTCTGTCTTACTTTGTTTAGCGGGTATTGCCAAGTTATTTTTATATGACCACGCCAACATCAACATTTTCCATAATGTTGCTGTTCCCATGGTAGATACTCTTTCGTATGTTGTTGGAATCATTGCCGCAAGTAAGAAGGAGCCTTGATTAAATTCTTGGTCAACTTTTAAAGTCTCATCCAAGTCATCGTCCAAATATCGCTCAACTAAGTTAGAACCATTGGTTTTTATATAAACACCTGGAAACTTAAGGTCCAAGTCAGCAAATTCAGATATTTTTTTATATTTCCCATTTTGAACATTCAACCAATATTCCTCATTGTTGCTATACATCTTACCAATATTTTCGTGGTCAATGTATACACGGTCAGGGGCTTCAGCTTCAATAAATTTTGTGATATATTTAAGACCTGCACTTTTAATATTTGAATTAATTGCTTGAGCCCTTCTTACAGCATGAATAATATCAATTACATTATAACCCCAAATAGATGTTTGAATATAATTTTCAACCTCGTTTGCTAGTTTTAATATATTCTCTTTTCTACTGAAAGAATGTTCAGGGTGTAATGACTTACATATCTTTTTTGGTTCTATTCCTAATATCTTACATCTTTCAAAAATCCAATGCCAGTCGAAGTTTGCTGAGTTATATCCACCAATAATACTTGGTTTCAATTCGTTGATTACATTAAAAAACTCAATGATTGCCCCCTTTTCTTCCTTTTCATCAAGGCATTCAATGACTCTATGATAGCCCTTGTTTGTCTTGATTCCAATCATGAAGATTCTACCATCTTTAGGCTCCAAAGCATTAGTTTCTAAGTCAAACACCAATCTTGTCACTTGGTCATAATCTTCGAATCCTTTGAACAATCTTTTTTCTTTTGAAATAAGATATTGTTCAACTGGAGGCAATACTAATATTTTGTCTTTTGCTTTCTCAGACCAAGGGTCCAAATTACCTTCTCTAAAAAATTGTATAAGTTCTCTATAACCCTTCAAAGATTTGACAATGTAAGTGAGACCATTTTCTAACCTTTCATTATCTTGGGTTTCAAGTTTTTCTATGAGGATTCCATGTTTGGACATTGCTTCTTTCTGTGAAGCCTTTGAATTATTATAAAAATTTAATCCACGCAAATCTCCAACCCAAGCAAATGGAATGAAACTATCCTTTCTAATTTCCTTACCTTTGTTGGGTATTTCTTTTATCTTATAAATTGAGTTTGAGACGTAGTCAAATTCTATTGCAACAATAAATTCTTCGGGGTCGTTTCCATGCAAGAACGACTCTATTTGCTCATTTGTAATCATAAATCGTATTTAAGTTTGACACATTTGCTTTCACCTAAAGATGAAGTTAGTCTTCAAAGATAAATATAAAAAATGATTTGAACTAATCAAATTAACAACAAGGCTCCGTGCTCGAAAAACTATCTTGAACATTGATGTAAATTTCCTCTCTCAAAGGAAGAATAAGATTCCCTTCGTCGTTCTTAATAAGAAACTCACCAACGTATCTTCCAACAGTGTTTGTATCTCTTTCTGTAAATTGGAAATATATGTAATATTCTGGAGTTGAGCCCGCAGGTAAATCTAATGAAACAATTCCACAAGGAGCATCAACAATTTTAGGGATTCCTGTAGACGTATCCTTCATTGAAAAATAAATCGAAGAAACAGGAAGACTTTCCATTAATTCTTGGAACCCGGCTCTTCCGTCTTTTACAACTTGCATTTTAAGTATAGGAAGATTTGCATTCTTTTTTATAAAAAATTCCATAACAATAAATATGTTGTTATGATTCTTTACGAAGGTCCTTACTATAATGTTCAAATCTATTGTGTTCGGTAGGAGTCATTAATAATATACCAGGATTCAATTCTCCCTTTTTAACTAATTGGTACATGTGACTCATCCATGTTTGTTCAAATGGGTGAGCCCAAGTAGTATCCAAAAACATTTTTTTATTTCCCTGTCTTGTAATAATTTGAGGCCAATTACAATAATAAACCTCCCCTGTTGCATAGGGAGTCCCTTTGTGTGATAAAACATTTTTGTAGATGGTCTTCGGGGCATTTAGGTCTAGTCCTACTTCAGGTAATTTGGATTTTTCAGGCCAAAACGTTTCTCTGATGTTTTGAGGTACATTGTACCACGACCATTGTGTTGAGTTATTTCCATAAAATTCCGTAAAATTTAATTTAAGAAAATCAAACTTTTCTTTTTTGACTATTTCTAACGTTTTCAAATACAACTCATCTACATATCTAATAAATCCATTCTTACAGACTTCCCCTTTTTTTGGGTAGAAAAACATGTCATCTTCAAAAAATAAATAAAAATCTAAATCAGTGTTTTTTTCAAAATGCTCGGCAATAAATTGTCTACCACCACAAATACCCAAATTATCTTTTTTGATATGTTCAAAATTATACTTTTCGCAAAGTACTTTATATTTTTCAAATGTAGAACTATCGGTTGAATTATCTAATAAAAACTTTTTTGTTTTTGATATGTAGTTTTCATCGTATTCCAACATTGATTGTATTAAAGTTTCAAATTGATTTGGACTATTGAAAGTAATCACATACAACCCAACTTTAGTTATGTCTAAGTTTTTTTCTTCTCGATTAACTATTTTTTTGGTAATACTACTACTTTTCAACTCCTCGAAAAACGGCCACACAAGTCCATTACCTTCGATAGAATATTGAGAAATAATGTCACTATGATTGTGCATTAATATTGTAAAAATACTCTCCTCAGTACCCATATATCCCTCATACAATGAATTTTTCAAGTATCCGTAATACAAACCATTTATTTCATTTATAGTTCCCTTTTTACCTCCAAAAAAACCTCCTCTACAAACATATTTCACATAGTCTGTATTACAATATCTTGCAAGAGGTTTTCTTTCGAAGCCATGGACCTCCTCACCTCCCTCATAAGGGTATGACAAGAAAATAAAATCTTTTGTTTCCGACATTGCTTTTTGCAAATTATCAAAAACCTTATCGTGGGTAAAATAACCATAATTAACCGTACTTGTAATTCCTCCATCAATCCAAAAAAAGTATTCTGTGTTGAATGGGTTCCAAATAGTAACGTTATTCAACATGAACATTTTACTCATCACTAAAGGATTATAGTGTTCCAAAGTTGCTTGTGGAGACTCCCTCAACCACCCAGCTTGAGACAACCACTTTTCCTGTTTTCTTATTTCATTTGTTTTGTTTGTAAATTCAAACCAATTTTTCAATTCGTCCAAACTCATAAAATTAACAACAGTATTGTCCTTTTTTCGTATACTCCAAATAAAATCTTCGTCGGATTTATCTGCAAAAATATACATTGGAATATCAGATTTTAGTAATTGTCCAAATCTTTCCAAATAATCGGTATAATTTCTTTTGAAAGAAGAATTTAATTCACCTCTCCCTAAATTCCACATTCCTGTGACAATAGTGGTATTATGCTTTTCATTCTTTGTTTTTTCTTGTGTTACGATAGCTTCTTCTGCGAGAGAAATATCATGCAGATTCATATAACCAAAATTGTCCTTGATATAATTTGAAAATTCCGTAGGTAAGGGGTTTTGTCCTGTCTCTACAAAAATTTTATTTGTTGGGTCTTTAACAAATACTCCATAATCAAAACGAACACAGAAAGGATAGAAACCCAAAAATCTTTGGAAAAAGTTTTGAAAAGTTAAATCATCTTGTAAATGAGTTTCATAAACATTACCAAAATGCTCCCCTTGTTTAGAATCAAAAGGTACTGCAACTATTGCATTGGAATTTGATACTTTATTAAGTAAAGATATTGCTTTAGGTAAAGAAATATGTTCTATAACATCACCAAATATTATCAAATCGTATTCGTCGAAATTTATATTTAATTCGGTTATATCCCCAACAAATACATTATTATATTTTTCTTTAAGTTGGTAATCATCTACGTAGGGTTCAAAAATTTCTACGCAATCTATGTTATTATATCCCTCGTGGCGTAGTAAATCGGAATATGTTCCAACACCTGGACCAACATCTAAAATCTTTGAATCTTTTTTATATTTTTGTAAAATATAATTTTTTGTTTCTTTTTTGAAATATCCTGTACTTCTTGGCATAAATATTATTTATAGTCTGTGAAAATATCTTTATATAAATTTACATGAGATGGAGTATTAAATAAAGAATATGCGTTGTGAGGCTCACTTAAAATCCAATTCTCGGCAGAGAATCTAGTTTCGAATTTGAAATTTTTATCAATTTTTTTTACATAAAAAGAATTAACCCAAAAAAAGTTCCCATTAAATATTTTAATTAATTTATATTCTCCGTTTATCGATGCAGAATGATTTTGATAATTTATTCCGCAACAATTATAGCCTTCCTCGAGTATATCAACACATTTCGTCCAGTTTTCAATCAAGAAATACTCCATCATTTCTCTCCAATTCATACAGGGTATTTCATTCTCAGTTCCTTGGTGTGTTACGCCCTTACTATGTATGTACAATATTTTGTAGTTTTGAATTGACTCATCACAAAACTTTTTCAATTCAATTATTGTTGACGATTCAGCAGTTGATGTAGTGGGTTCAATGAACATAATTTCGTAGTTATAATAATTTAACATTAGTTCATTAAATCTTTGTATATCTTTTTCAGCGTTTCCATTATGAACAACACCTAATTTCAAGGTAGACAAACTTAGTAGTCCTGAATCCTTTAATTTATCTAATTGTTCTTTAACAATGGATGACCAATCCATAAACAAGTAAATGTGATAAAATATATAATATTTCTGCACAATCAAATTTTAATCTTTATAAGAGGAACAACTTTCAGTACTATATTTTGACTCGTCATACAAATCCATAATTTTTAGAATGCCCTTTTGTAAGTCATTCCAATCGTCAAATTCAAAATATTTGATTTGTTCTTGTTTACTTATCAAAACACAAAGAACTTCTTGGTCACTTGTATAAAATCCGTGTTCGTTGACCATTCTCTTAATAATATTTTGATAATCCTTAAAATAATTTAGAACTAATTTACTACTTCCACCAAAGAGCCCACCGGGTATTATGAATGAAGAAACCCCAAACATACTATCAATCCAAGCCTTTTCTTGATAATTGAAAACTATATGATTTCCTTTCAAAGAAATGAAACCAAAATCCTGAATGTTCGAAAAAATTCCGTCCAAGAATTTTTTACTATGAGCAATTTCACACATATAATCTCTCCAACCAACACCACAACTTGTACCAAACAATCCTGAATCAATCCACACTACAGAACCATCAAAATTTTCTGATTCTCTAATCAAATAATCTAACTTGTTATACATTACTTCAACATAATTGTCAACGCAATGAATTCTATCCCATATACAACCTTCTGATATTTTTTTTAATTGTAATGGTTTTATAACTTCAGAAAAAAATTCACCATTCAATTCATTAATTTTAATTGTAATGTTTGGTTTATTAAATAATTCATTCAAGTTGTGATTTTCCAAGGTTTTTTTATCGGTATAAATTACATATTCGTATTCGTCAAATATTATATTTTCAATTGTTTTGGCAAGGACATGGAAACCTTTATAAAGTCCTCCCCCTCTTTCTGTTATGTAATTTAAGTCATAAATTGACGTTACTATTTTTTTACCTGTACCAAGTGTCATGTTTTGCAATTAAGAGATTTATTGATTTCGAGCTAGTATTTTTTAATTTTATTCCATTATATAGCGCCGAAAAACACATTTCATCGATGTTCCCGGCCGGAACATTTGATAATTTTTGAGAGTTTTTTATTTCTATACATTTATCCCAACTCTCTATAAATTTGAATTTTTTATCGTCATCGATTGAAATATATTGAATCAAGTCTTCAGGCATTTCATTCAATTCAATCTTATCGTAGTATCTATCAAAGTTTTGTTCATAAATTAAGAATCTTCTTCCTAACATACTAGTTGAGTTAATTTGTTGAGAAAATGAATATGTGACTTGACTTCCTATTGTGTTGGATTCAAAAGTATTTAATGCTGAATTTATATCAAATCTATCGGAAGGAATTATATCAGTATCTACTAATATAACTTTATTATGCCCCGATTCGAAAGCAGACAAAAGCGAATATCTTTTTACAGAAAAATCAAAATCATAATAGTTTTTGTTGTATGAAAGATAATCTTGATTATAATCACTTATATTTTTAACTGAATTAAATTCGTATTTGTCTATAGAATCAGGAGAATCCGTAACAATAAAAATTTGAGGAATTTCTGAAAGTTTCGAAAATTCTTTTAACAATCTATTTGTTTGTTCATAATACCTATCACCATAACAGAATGTCGCAATTGCAAAATCTAAAATCATATTAAGATTTTTGAAAACAAGCCCAAGCGGCAAACTTGAAATCTGTCTTACTATATTCTTTCAAATTCAAAGTTTTTATAGATTCTTCTATATCAGAATATGAAATTTCAAACCAATTCCAATGTTTATCTTTCATTTCATTTATAAATGTGTCATAATTATAACAATAATCGTGAGCCATTATAATATCTTCTTTTTTTAAAAATGGTGAATATCTATTAAATTCTTCTACCTTATTCCCGCCATCACATAATAAAAGAGATTTACCATGATTTGTCAGTAAATCAACTACTGTAGATTTAAATACCTCATCTCTTTCATCTAAAATATGATAAATAACATTTCTATCATTCAACTCCTTTTCAACATAATCTCTATATCCAATATCAAATGTATGAATATTATTTTTTAAATTTTTTTCTTGAACAATATCACTTAAAATATAGGTCAATCCACCGAAAGAGGTTCCTATTTCTATAATAACATCAAAATTTTCCTGCTCGAGTAATAATTCAAAATAAGTTTTAATTGTTTTTACCTGTTGAGTAGTGTGTTTCCCTAAATAATTGAACGCCCCTAAAACTTCTGTCATTTTTTTTATTTTTAACTTACATGATTATGAGTTAATCTTCCCGTGATTCTATCACACCAACCTTTTGACTCAGAGTGTGGCCATACAACCCAATAAGTCGGCATTTCATCTGTAGGAAATTCCCTCCAAACTTTACAATATTTATCAGGGTCTCTAAAATATCCAGCAATTTCATTCTTATCTGAATCCTTCCTATATAAAGTATCATCCTTATCGTTATGAAAAGCAACAACCCAAAAGTCGTAATCCGTTTCAGGAACTTGGCTATATCCAATATCAATACAATGTTTAAACATTGTCGTAAAATCTTTTTTCCATTCTTCTTCGGTCTCGTAATTATATGGATTTGGTGGATAATTTTTATCTATTGTGTATTTCTGAACCGAACGTTTTTCAAACAGCATTCCTGCATATTTTTCGTAGTCCCTTAATGTTCTTTCAGGTCCAAAACCAAATTCTCCATCATGACCTTGTTGTATTTCACCATCCATCCCAAATAATCTTCTGTTCATTAAATGTGAAATCTTATTTTTTTCACCCCAAGTTTTGTCATCATCCCACTGTTTTGTTCTACCTTTTCTTGTATACTCATGATAAACAACAGGAATATGTGGATGAAACAAATCATAACCCCATGTATAAGCTCTTGCAGAAATTGATATTTCTTCACCATGAAAATAATATTCGGGATTGTGCATCACCTCTTTTGAAAATTGTCCAAGTGTGAAACAAAAGTGAGCAGAATAAAATCTTGCAGGGACAGGCTTCGTCATTTCTCTCCAACCTGGTATTGTCTCAGGTAGAAAGAAAACCGCACCTTCAGGTATGAATCTATCGAATACCATTCTCCAAGCATCTTGTGCTCTACCCGCAGGGTCATTATCAGGGTCAAAGGAAGGTACATAACCCGTAAGTAGAGGTTTCTTATACCCATCCTTTTGAAGACCCTTAATCATTTTAATTAGAGTATCGTCCCAATTCTTTTCGAACCTCATGTGAGAATCGATTTGAAGGGTGTATTCCTCTCCGTCATATAAGTTTTGAACTAAATGTCTTGCCCAACAAACTCCTCTAGCTTCTTGATACGGAATATCTAAAATTCTAAATCTTTTATCTTTTCTCCATTCATCCATATTGTCGAATCCATCATCTTCAGAAAATTGTCTCGCAACACCAATAACCAAGTTTTTTGGTTTCTTTGCGTTTGCTAACATATCTTTGATTGTCGGAACCAGTTGTGGGTCTCTATAACTTGCTATTTGTACAAAAATCTTCATGTATTGATATTTTGTACTAAAAATAGAAAACCCTCCACAAAAAGTAGAGGGTTAATTATTTTCAATGTATAATTTTTATTTAGGTTCCAATGATTAATGTTATAGAACTTGCATTTCCACCTGAACCCCAACTATAGACGTAAGTTCCAGATGTGAACCCAATACCCGCTATTGTTTGTCCGTTGTATGTTGTTGAACCACTAATTACTGTTCCTGAAACATATCCTTGAGGAACCAATACTTCTCTCGGACCACTTGGTCCTCCAGTTTGAACAATACCGAAGATACTACCCGAACTTGATGAAGGTGGAAGTCCACTACCAGAACCAAAATTAGTAGGGAATGTAATAAATGATGAACCACTATAAGTTGTGGCACTTGATGCTGAACCTACTATAAATTGTGCTAAGTTTTGGTTAAAACCTGCAGATACTGAAGGTATATTCTCATTTAATGTCAAATCTGTAAGATTAAATGAACCTGAACCTGACCAAACTACGTCTGGGCCGACTTGCGATACTGTTACGGTAAAGTCAGTACTTGCACCTGATGTTGGAGTAGGTGTTGGTGTGGAAGTTGTTGTTGAAGTTTGTGTAGGAGTATTTGTTGGAGTTTCACTAGGAGTATTTGTTGGAGTTTCACTAGGGGTGTTTGTTGGAGTTTCACTAGGAGTATTAGTTGGAGTTTCAGTTACAGTTGGTGTGTTAGTTGATGTTTCCGTAGGAGTATT